AGCAGCGCAAGATCGAGCGCCGCGGCCCCCACTCTTGGTCGGTGGTTCTGTACGAGCCCGAGACCGGCCCGTTCCGCAACGTGAACAACTCGCCGATCACGCTCACGCCCAGCGGGTTGACCGGGGACATCACGGTTTCAGCTTCTGCTGCGCACTTCAAATCGACGAGCGTCGGTGCGCTCTACCGCATCCAGTCGACTGGCCAGACGGTTACAGCATCGATCAATGCCCAGGACACGTTCACGGGCGAGATCCGAGTCGCGGGCGTCGAAGGCCAGCGTGCGTTCGGCATCACCGTTGCTGGTGCGTTCACGGCCACCGTGACCTTGCAGTACTCGGTTGGCGAGCCCGGGAACTGGGTCGACGCCACGACGTACACGACGCCGCAGTCGATCAGCTACAACGACGATCTCGACAATCAGATCATCTACTATCGCATCGGTGTGAAGACGGGCGACTTCAGCGCCGGCCCGGTGGACGTCACGCTCACCTACACGTCTGGCAGCATCATCGGCGTTTGTCGGATCACCGCCTACAGCAGCCCGACATCAGTGTCAGCTGTGGTGCTATCCGCTTTCGGTGCTACCACCGCGAGCTCAGATTGGTGGGAAGGGCAGTGGTCGGACCGGCGCGGTTGGCCGTCAGCGGTCTGTCTCTACGAGGCGAGGCTGTCCTACGCTGGCAAGGGAAACTTCAACCTGTCGATTTCGGATGCGTACGAGGATTTCGACGACGAGTTCGAAGGTGACGCGGGGCCGATTTCGCGCACCTTGGGCGAAGGTCCGATCGAGACCGTGACGTGGCTCTTGCCGCTCAACCGGCTTCTCGTCGGCACGCTCTCCAACTCGTCTAACATCGCGGCCATCAAGGTCGACGGCAATAACCCGATCTCCGGCCGCTCCTCATCCTTTGATGAGCCGCTGACGCCGACGAACTTCAATCTCAAGTCCTCATCGGCGACTGGCCTCTTCATCGATCGGTCGGGCCAGCGGCTGATGTCCCTGGTCTACGACATCAATGAGAACGACTACGTGCCCGACGATCTGTGCATCGCAGTCCCGGATCTGCACGGAGCAGGTATCGCGGGGATGGCGATCCAGTACCGCCCGGACATGCGCGTCCACGTCTGGCGCGACGACGGCACGGCCGCTGTCATGGTCCGCGACCGCGGCGAGAACATCGTCTGCTGGGTCAGGATCGAAGTCGATGGCGTCGTCGAGGACATCTCTGTAATGCCCGGCCGTATCGAGGACCGCGTCTATTACACGATCAGGCGCGGTTCACAGCGCCTCATTGGAAAGCTGGCGCTCGAAAGTGAGTGCCGTGGCGGCACCGTCAACAAGCAGGCTGATTTCTTCACGCATTACTCCGGATCTGCCGCCACAGTGATCACTGGCCTTAGCCATCTGAATGGCGAGGAAGTCATTGCATGGGGCGACGGAGTTGATTTGTCACCTGGCGTTGATGACGACCAAACCACATACACTGTTTCCGGCGGGCAGATCACGCTACCTGTTGCGGTGAGTGAATGCACGGTCGGGCTGCCTTACTCGGCTCGTTACAAGAGCGCGAAGCAGGCATTTGCCTTCGCCTTGGGAACGCCACTGAACCAGACCAAGCGCATCGATCACCTGGGGCTTATCCTCGCTTACACGCATGCGCGTGGTCTCTATTTCGGCCCGGATTTCGACAGCCTGGATCCTCTGCCGGAGATCGAAGAGGAGACGGCGGTTTCGGAGGACGAGGTCTGGGAATCCTACGATCAGGACATGATCGAGTTCGACGGCGATTGGGACACGGACTCCCGCTTCTGTCTCGTCGCTCATGCGCCGCGGCCCTGCACGGTACTGGCGGCAACCGTTGCGATGACTACCAACGGATGATCACCTGGGACTTTGCTTCTGCGGCCGACATCCTCGCCTACTACGGCGAGGTGCCGCCTGAAACCATTCGGGCCATCGCGATCCGCATCGATGATGCGCCGGTGGCGATCATTGGCATGGCCTATGAACGTGATCGGCTTCGTGCCTTTTCAGAGTTCCGCGAAGATCTCGCGCCATGCCTTCGGTCCATGCCCGTGCTTCGGGCGATCAAGGCGGCGCAGCGGATGTTCGCCGGGACTCGCCGGCCATTGATTGCAGTGCGTGAGTGCGGCTCTGGGATTCTCGAACGGCTCGGATTCGAGCAGCTTGAGGGAGAGGTATACGTATGGCGTGGCTAGCGGCCGCCGCCCCTTACATCACTGCGGCGACCACGGCCGTCAGCGCCTATTCCCAGATGGAACAGGGCCGCGCTGCCGATGCGAGCAAGCGTCTAGAGGCGCTTCAGCAGGATCGCGACGCGAACCAGGCGCAGGTCGAAGCCCAACAGCGCGCGCAAAGCGAACGCCGCAAGGCGCAGCTCGTGCGGTCGCGAGCGCTGGCCGTCGCTGGCAGCTCCGGTGCCGGCGTGTCAGATCCGACCGTAAGCAACATCCTCACGGACATCGATACGGAGGGTGAGTTGAACGCACTGAACGAGCTTTGGTCAGGCGATTACACCTCCAGAGCTTTGAGACTCGGAGCGACCGCGAGTCGCAACGAGGGGCGCGCTCTGCGCTCGTCTGGCTACATGTCGGGCGCCGCCACCGCGCTTCAAGGCGGCGTCAGCTTCTATGAGAAGTACGGTAGCTAATGCCACGCCTTCCTGACGCACCTGCACTCGGAGAGCGATCGATCGCCATCGGCCGCGCGCCTCTCGTGCAGGATCGATCCGGAGAGATCGCTGCCGCCGGTCTCGGCCAGGCGGCGGATCGGATCGGCAGCACAGTCGCTGCCTTCGCCCAGCGACAGGATCAACTGCAGTACGCCAAGGCGCGCTCCGAATTGCTCATGGCCGATTCGGCCATCCGCAAGGAACTGGAGACGGACAACGACTGGCAGACCTACGAGCAGCGCTACCGGGAGAAGCTCGGCAAGGCGCGCGAGACTGCCTCTGCGTTGGTGCGCTCGCGCTCCGACAAGGCGCTCTTTGAGCAAGAGACCACGCTGGACATCGAGCGTGGAGCAGGCGCGGTTCGTGATCTCGCCCGGCGAAAGGAAGTCGACGTCGGTCGCGCGGACCTCAATTCGATCCTTGAGTCCAACCGCCGTACCGCCCTTGAGACGACAGACAAGGGCTTGCGCGATTCGCTGATCGCATCGACACAGGACGCCATCACCGGAGCTCAGGGAAAAGGCTACATCAGCGCGCAGGAGGCGGTGGACAACCGGCAGCGGTGGACGAGCGACTACGCCGAAGGGTATCTGGACATCCAGAACCTGCAGGAGCGCGTTCGCATTCTGCAAAGCCCGAAGGGCACGCCGGCCGACTTCATCCAGCCTGACCGCCGGGCAGTGCTGCTCAAGGCCGCACAGAACAAACTGAGGGCCGAGCAGGAGCGCGCGCGCAGCGAGCTTCGCTCAGCACTCACGGATCAGATGCAGGACATCGCCGCCGCAGCGCAGGCAGGCATCGAGGTGAAGCAAACCCCTTCCCGCGCGTCGTTCGTGAATGCGTTCGGCGAGAAGGAGGGCGCGCAGCGGTTCGAGTCGGCGCGAAAGCTCGCGAACATGAGCACGGAGATCGCCAGCCTCCACGGCCTTTCCGCAGAACAGCTCGCCGAACAGGCGGAGGCATACCGGCCGAAGGAAGTGACCGGAGCCGCCGAGCAGGCCCAACTCTACGGCGTCGTAGGACGCGCGGTGAGCGGCATTCTGAGCGAGCGCGCCAGAGATCCGGCGGGATATCTGCTCCAGCACTCCCAGCCCGTACAGCGTGCGTGGACTGCCTTTCAGGCGGACCCGGAGAAGGCGCGAGATTTTCTCTCAGCAGTGCGAGCCGAGAAGGACCGCATGGGCATTCCCGGCGAGGCTGTGCTGCCGGACGCCTACGTGCAGGGCATCGCCGAAGAATTGAACACGGCGCAGACGGCCGAGCAGCTGGCGGATCGCGTCGAGTCCGAAGTCGAGCGCTGGGGCGCCGCCTGGCCTTCGGTGCAGGCGCAGCTCGGCGGCAAGGTCTCGGACTTGACGCTCGTCATGGGCGCGGGCATCCCTCGCTCTGCATCCGTCGCATTGGCCTCGACGATGAAGCTGAAGGACTCCGAGCTCAAGGCGATGCTGCCGGCGTCGACTAAGTGGACTGACGTCGAGGCGGATGTCGATGGGCAGTTCACCGATTTTCAGCGCTCGCTTCCGCCGGAAGCTGCTCGCACTTGGAGTGCCGTACGGGATTCGGCGATCCGCCTTTCTGTCAAGTACATGAACGATGGCAACAGCCGCAGCGATGCAGTGAACCGCGCGTATCAGGATCTCGTGGAGGCGCAGTACCAGATGACGGAGTTTCGCGGCGTGCAGCTGCGCATTCCGGTCGCGCAGGACGCCGAGGCCGTGGAGATCGGCGCGCGTGCCACGCTGGAGGGATTCACGCCAGACCCCGGAAGCATTGCCGTTCCGCCGGGCGCCGCGGTGACCGCAGAGGAATACGCCGGCACCTGGCAGAGCTACATCCGCGATAACGGCTACTGGATCACGCGTCCTGATGCGAAGGGCCTGCGGCTCTACGCCGATGGCGGCCCGGTTATTGGCGCCTCCGGCCCCGTCGATTTCACGTGGGAGCAGCTGCAGGAATTGGGCTCAACCAAGCGCGCGTCCGATGAGGCAGCCCGTCGTGAGCGCATGCGTAAAGAGGCGCTGAAGCGCCAGCAGATGCGCTGATGCCATTCACCTACGAGGACAGCTTACAGGGCGAGCGCCGAAACGCCCTGACGATCCCCTCTGCCAGATCGGAAGTGCTTACCGAGCAATTCGCGATCAGCTTCGAGGAAAACCCGATCATGGCTTATCGGCGATTCTCGGAGCTTGCCGAGGATCAGGTGACGGGCCCGAGGCTATCCGCCGACACGGCGCGCGCGCGACTGAAAGATGCCGGCATGGAGAACGACCTCACCATCGCACCGGGCGGCATCAGCGAGAAGGCGTTGCTGACCCTCATGGATCGCAAGCGCGTGGAGAAGCGCCGGCAGGAAATTTTCTCGCGGTCCGAGGGTGGATTCACGGAAGGCGCCGCCCGCCTGGGCGTTGCTGTGGCGACGACGCTTTCCGATCCAATCTCGGCTGGTCTCAATTTCGTGCCGATCGCGGGTCAGGCGCGTTACGCGCGGTGGCTAAACGCGGCGCGCTCTTTCGGCGGGCGCGCTGCGGTGCGTGTTGGAGTCGGCGCGGCCGAAGGCGTGGCCGGCGCGGCGATCGCCGAAGTGCCGATCTATGCCATGCGCACGCAAGAGCAGGCCGACTACGACATGGTCGACAGCCTTCTGAATGTGGCACTCGGTGGCGTCATTGGCGCCGGCCTTCATGCGACTGTCGGCAGTGCCGCGGAAGTGCTGGCGCGGCGGCGGCCCACACCGGAGGTTGCGGCAAGCTCATCGGAGCGTATCGAGCCGACCATCGGTGATCCTGCCCGCGCCTCCGAGCCGCTGCCGGACGATATCCAGCGCGTGATCTTCCAGTCCGGCGCCGAGGGCGCCGTGGCTCGCATGCCATCGATGGCCCGTGAGCGCGCGTTGCGTGAGGCGGTTGCGCAGGCCGTTGAAGGACAGCAGATTGACGTCGGAACGTTCGTGCGCGCCACAGCCCAACAGATTGAAACCCAAGAGTTTCGCGTCTGGTTTGACGGGTCCAAAGTCGTTGACGAAGCGGGACAACCGCTACGCGTATTCCACGGCACCACGCGTAGCTTTGACTCCTTTCAGGCTGATGCAGGTCGTGCAATTCAAGCCGACCCAAATGCCACTGGTTTCTATTTCACGCGGTACGCAGAGGACGCGAGCAACTATGCCGTCTCGGCCGCAGGCTCACGAGATGGTGCAAATGTTCAGCCCGCCTATGTGGCAATCAGAAACCCGTATCAGTGGCCAGCCGATGGCCTTCCTCCGGCCCTGATCACAAAAGAGCAGCGTGCAGCGCTTGAGGCCCAAGGCTATGACGGCGTCATCTATCGCCACGGCGAAGAGGTCGTCGCGTTTCGGCCGGAGCAGATCAAGTCCGCCATCGGCAATTCTGGTCGGTTCGATCCGCAGAGCCAGAGCCTCACTGATCCGATCGATACAGAGCTTCAGGCTGCGATAGAACATGCCGAAGTTACGTTGGCCCGTGACGTTGAGCCGACCACCGAGGGCGCCCTGAAAGCGGCCGAGGAAGAAGCCTCGCTCGCGATGGCTGACGTCACGGAGCTCGCCAAGCGGCTCGACGTGAACGTAAAGAGCGACCCTGAGATGGTCGCTGCGCTCGAAGGAGCTGAGAAGGCCGAGCGCTGGGCGCGCGTCGCTGAGCTTGCAACGGTGTGCCTTGTGAGGGGCGGATGAGTACCTGCCTTGATCTCGTTCGCCGTGAGGTGACCGATCTCAGCGAGAAGGAACTCGACGAGGTTCTGGAACAGATGCGCAAGCGGCAGGCGCGCCTGATGGCAGACGGCGCCGATCCTGCTGTCGCATCCGCTCAGGCCGGGCGCGAGATCGCGGATACGCTCAGAGCCGCCGCAGCGATCGAGAAGCGCAATGCCGCGATCAATTTGCGAGTTCGCACCGAGGCACTGGACTACATCCAAACGACGTGGGCGGATGACCCGGCCGAGGGCGTACTGGCCTTGCTGTACGGTTCACCGAAGGCGCGCTTCGGCTCTCGCGCATCGGCCAACGCGGCGCAGGACGCGAACTTTCGGAAGTACACGGCGGGTGTGGCCGGTGAGCTGCAGGCGGCCGGCCTTTTCGATGTGCTTCGCCGCGGTGAAATGGACCGCGATGTAGCGCGCGCGATGTGGTCCATCAATGACCCGGCGACACTCGCGAGCATCCCGTCGCAGGCGGTCGAGATCGCGAAGGTTCTGCAGAAGTGGCAGGAAGTCGCTCGGCTCGATGCGAACAGGCACGGCGCGTGGATCGGCAAGCTCGACAACTACGTCGTTCGTCAGTCGCACAGTCCGGATCGGCTCTCGCAGGCCGGTGAAGCGAAGTGGAAGTCGTTCATCCTGCCGCGGCTCGATCTGAAAGCGATGTTCCCGGACGGCCCGCCGAAGAACATGGACGACTGGCTGCACGAGACCTACCTCAACCTCACAACCGGCGTCCGGCCAAAGGGCGAGCCGTCCGAGCGGATGAACGCATTCAAGGGTCCGGCGAACCTTGCGAAAAAGCTCTCGCAGGAGCGGGTTATTCACTTCAAGTCGGCAGACGACTGGTTCGACTACAACGCGCAGTTCGGCTTCGGGAATCTGCGCGAAGCGTACGTGCAGGGCATCCATAGATCGGCTGAGTCCACCGGACTCATGCAGGTGCTGGGAACGAACCCAGAGCACAACCTGGATGCCGTCGTTCAGTCAATCCGATCCAAGCTCTCGCGCAGCGATCCGAAGGCCTTGAAGGAGTTCGACAGAAAGACGCGTGGCGGCACGCGCATCGAGAATTCGCTGAAGGAAGTCGCGGGCATCACACGCCGCGTCGCGAGCCAGCGGCTGGCCACGTTTGGCGCTGGCCTGCGGGTGTGGAACACACTGACCGGCCTCGGCGGTGCAGTCGTGTCGGCCGTCACCGATGTTCCGATTCGCGCAAGCCTGCTCCGCTACCAGGGGCAGTCCTACCTCGGCGCACTCGGCGAAGGTGTGCTGGCGCCGATCAAGCGCATCCTCGGCGCCACGGGAGATGCGGAACGCAAGGCCACTCTCTCAGCCATCGGCTACTTCAACGAGCTGGCGATGGGCAACCTCGCGGCTCGGTTCTCGCCGGATGAGTCTGTGCCGGGCCGGCTTCAGCGAGCCACGCACACGTTCTTCAAGTGGAACCTGCTCGGCGGATGGACTGATGAGATGCGGCGGGTGTCGCTCGAATCGATGGGCCGATTCTTTGGTGAGTCCACCGCGGCCGACTTCGCGAGCCTTTCTGAGCGCACGCGAAACACGCTGGGTCGGTTTAGGGTCGGCGAGAAGGAGTGGGGCGTCATCCGCAAAGGCGTTCTCGAGGAAAGCGGTGGAGAGAAGTTCCTGACGCCACAGGGCGTGCGGGAGATGGACCCAGATGCGTTCAGGTCGCTCGCCTCCGAGCGAGTCAAGGCACTGAAGGCCGAGGCGGCAAAGTCCGGCAAGGTTGAAGGGCTGGACCGGCGCATCCAGCGCGTTCTTGAGGATGCGCGTGAGGACATGGCAAACCGCGTCCAGCAGCTCTATGCGGACGAGGTGAATTCTGCGGTCATCAATCCAGACGCGCGCACCCTCGCATTTGTGCGTCAGGGACAGCAGGCCGGCACGCCAATGGGTGAGGCATTGCGCCTTTTCTGGCAGTTCAAGACCTTCGGTATCGCGGTCATGCAGCGCGCGTTCCTGCGCGAGTTTTACGGCTACGGGAAAGGCGCCGGCCGCAGTTTCGGCACCAGCGAGATCCGAGGGCTGGCGACGCTGCTCGTCGGAAGTCTCGCATTCGGATACGTGGCCATGAGCGCGAAGGACATGCTGAAGGGCCGCTCGCCGCGACCGGTCGACGATTACCGCACTTGGCAGGCCGCGATGGCGCAGGGCGGCGGCATGGGCATCTACGGCGACTTCATGTTCGGCCAGTCGAATCGGTTCGGCCAGGGCTTTCTGACCACGCTCGGCGGTCCGACCGTTGGCAAGGCGGACGAGATCTACAAACTCTGGTCGAGCTTCAAGGCGGGCGATGATGTTGCCGCGAAGTCGGTGAAGTTCACCATCAACAATACGCCGTACGCGAATCTCTTCTACACGCGTATGGCTGCGGACTATTTGTTCCTGTACGAGATGCAGGACGCAATGAATCCTGGCTACCTGCGGCGCATGGAGCGTTCCGTCGAAGAGGAGACTGGCTCGGAGTGGTGGCTGCGACCGTCAGAGGTCGTGAACTAATTTCCGAACCAGCGGGCGAACACCACCGCGCCGAGAATCATGAAGACGACGTGGATGATCGTCAGGGCGAGAGCCGAAAGGCTGTCGAGCCAGAGCGCCAGCCAGCCGGTGAGAATGAGGGGAAGCACCCCAATCAGCCCGGTCATGCCGGCGAGGGTGCCGAGTTCAGTGGGGCGGCTCACACAGCAGGGCACTTCGCGGCGCGAGCCTTGGTGACCGCTTCCTGCTCGCCGCGTAACACAGCGATCTCACGAACGTTGCGTTTGTTCTTTCCGAAGATCCTGGAGACGGGCACTGGCCAGGTGAGCGCATCGCCGACTCTTGCGCGCTTCTGCGAATTCACGAAGCGCCGCAGGTCAGCATCGATCTGATAGTCGCGCGCCGCGAGCTCATCGCAGGACATCGCCATGAACCTGTCCTGCTCGACAGCCACGGGCTTGATAGATGCCGGGTGTGTGGCGCAGGCAGAGAGCAGAAGAATCGTTAGTAGTGCAGCTATTTTCATTATGACTTCCTTGATCTGGCGCCGGCCACTGTAGGGCCACCGGCTGATGTTTCGCAAATACCAAAGCCCCGCCTTGTGCGGGGCTCGTCATTTCTGGAGTTGACGTAATGCCTTCAACCGCTACGGATCGCCTAAACGGCCTCTCGACCAGTGTCGCCGTCAAGGCCCCTGTGCGCGCTGTATCCACTATCAATCTGACGCTCGCCGGGCTGCAAACGGTCGGCGGCGTGGCGCTTGCCGCGGGCGATCGAGTGCTGGTTAAGGATCAGTCAACCGCTTCGCAGAACGGCATCTACGAAGCAAGCACCGGAACCTGGTCTCGCGCTGCTGACTTCGACGGCAATCGGGATGTCCGAAAGGGCACGATGGTGGTGCAGGGGGCAGATACCAGCCTGTTCTACAGGGTCACGACGGCTGACCCGATCACCATTGGCACGAGCTCCATTAGCTTCGAGGCGGTGGTGACCGCAGTTACGCAGGCGGCCATCGGGGCGGCGCTCAATCCTCGAACTTCGGCAGAGGTGGCGGCCAGCGTTACGCCGCAGAGCTATGCGTATTCACAAGGTGACGCGCGACGGTATGGCGCAGTGGGAGACGATTCCACCGACAACACGACCGCCCTGCAAAACTGGCTCAATGTCGGCGCACAGGGTGTCACGCTCTACCTGCCGGCGGGGGTGTACCGCCACGATGATCTCTCGGTTGATACCCTCAAGGGCTTCCTCATTCGCGGAGACAGCACCGGAGACTACGGGACTTCTGCCGGCAGCGATCCCACTCGCGGCTCGATCCTGAAGTACACCGGAAACGCGGCTGGGCTGACGATCGACTCCTCGGCGGTCACGACCTCTCCCAAGTACGTGACGCTCGACGGTCTCACGTTCCTTGGCAATGCCAGTGCAACGGATGCCATCGTGATCACGCGCGCCACGTGGTGCCGCATCCGCCACTGCACCGTCACCGCGTATGACGCCACTGGCGCGAACGGCCTGCGCCTCACGATAGGTTCCGGAACATTCACCGGCGGCATCCGCGTGTACGATTGCGACTTCAAGGAAAACTACCGGGATATCTACGTTGACTCTTACCCTGTCAACATCGTGACCGTGAGGGACTGCGGATTCCATTCGAGCCAGTTCAACATCGTGCTCGGCCCGGATACGTCCACCATCAATTTCGTCCGGATGCTCTCGCTCACCGGGAACGACTTCGAGGAGACGGTGAAGTCCTGCATCCTCGTGAATGGTGGTGTGGCGGTTGCTCGCATCGTCGGCAACTACATCGAGCAGAACGACAGCAGCGAGAACGATCCTCGTATCTGGCTCGCCAATACGGGGACAAGCCCGCTGTCGCAGGTGGTGAAGATCCAGGACAACGTCTTCAGCAAGCTCCTGAACAACGCGAGCGAGTCACTCATCCGGGTGCGGAACATTCGCGGACTGAAGGTGCAGGACAACTGGCTAATCGACACCGGCAGCGAAACGGATCGTTACAGCGTCGAGCTCGTCTCCACGGTCTCCGAGTACGTCGTCGAGATGATGCTGACCGTGTTCGGTGACGCGGGCTACCCAAACCGGATCGGTGGAGCGAACTGGTTCCAGACGGTGGAGGATTACGCGACGCCTCGTGTGTTCCGCTCCAGCGGCTCCACGGTGTTCCACGTCAGCGCTGCCACGGCGAAGGCCGACACCAACGCGCAAGGGTATCTCGGGGAGACCCTTAACCAGCAGAGCGGCAGCTACACGCTCGCGCTCGTTGATCGCGATGCCGTCGTGACCAATGGCAGCAACGGCGGACCCACGTACACCATCCCAGCGAATGCGACCACCGCATTTCCGGTCGGCTCGCATATCGACGTCGTCAACGACTCATCCGCCAGCATGACGCTTGCGCGAGCGGGTACCGTGGCGAACGTACTCGCCAGCACAGCCACCGATCAGGACGTGACTATCGCCTCACGCGGGGTCGCGCGACTGCGAAAGATCGGCACCAATCGCTGGTTCACGGACGGCGTTGGCCTTTCGTGAACAGCCACGAGAACCAGCCTGGGCTCTCCTCAGCCTGCGGCAATCGCTGCGAGCGCAGGTCTCGCAATTCGATCAATGCAAGGCACAGGCGCGTGCGGTCAGGCCAGTTATCGGTGTGGATGAAGTCCGCGATCATGTCACGCAGCTCTTTGTCTGTTATTTCTTCCATGAGCCCTCCCTGTGCAGGCGAGCGTAACCAATAAGAGCAGACAATGTCGACGAGTGAGGAAGTGATGGCGGCAATTGGCGAAGACGAGCGAGGCCCGTCGGATTACTCGCTGTGGGAAGACGAGCGAAAGCTATTGATCAACATCATTCGCCGACAGGCCGAGAACGGCGGTGGGAACAACTACACCGAGGGCGGCGGAGATCGCACGCTCCTGAAGTGGATTCTCGGCGTCCTCGCCGTGCTCACCCCGAGCGCCATCGTCGGCGGAATCGCGGTATACGGCAAGGTGAGCGCGCTGGAGGCGACGGTCAACGGAGGGCTGAGCGCACATGAGCAGCGAATCGACCGGCTTGAGCGGGCGTCCGAGCGGCGCTGACATGAATGCACACATTGAGCACTCGCCACACGTCGACCTAAAGGATGCGCATGGCGTTGTGTTCCATGTCGAGACGCTTGGGAAAGGCGTTGCCGCGATCCTCATCGCCGGGATCATCGTCGCCATCGCGCTCGCCGCCATGGCATTCGCGCGCACAGATGTTGCCATCGAACAGGCCCGAGTCGCTGAGCGAGAAACCAAGCTTGCCCGCGAGGACATCCGGGTGATGTCGATCGCGCTGGCGAGTCATGGCGTTAACACAGACGAGCATGCAGTCGAGAAAGGAGAACGACGGTGACCCACCGAGTAGTAATCAGCAGCAAGCTCGCCGAGCTCATGGCTGAGCCTGAAGTGCGGGATGAGTTTACAAACGCGCAGTGCGCGAAGGTGGACCAGATTCTCAACGGCCCGCAGCCGTGCGGCGATGAGGACTTCCGCTACCTCATGCGCAGGCTCACGCGGGCGTATTGCGCGGAGGACTGATGGAGATCGCTCTCGGTATCGTCGCGACGCTGCTCGTTGGCGTGGTCGGCTGGATGCTCAGCCATTCGGCGAAGTGCTCCGCTATGCATGAGCGCGTGGCAAAGCTGGAAGAATGGCAGCGCGAGCGGGAAAAGCGGGAGGCGCCGCGGTGAGCTCGCGCAGGATTACAGACTGCCATCCGATGCTCCAGCCGCTGGTCCACAAGTTTCAGGAGAACTGCATTCGCGCAGGGCTTGACGTGCTCATCACCTGTACCTGGAGAGCGCCGGTCGAGCAAGCCGCGCTCTACGCACAGGGACGGACGCGCCCCGGGAAGATCGTCACCAACGCCCGCCCCGGCGAGAGCGCGCACAACTTCATGCTCAACGGTCTCCCAGCAGCGCTCGCCATCGACGTTGTACCACTTCGCAATGGAAAGCCCGTATGGGGCTTGGGTGGCGATGGCATCGACGAGAATCCCGCAGATGACGAGCGGGACGATCTGGAGCTATGGCAACGGGTAGTGAAGGCTGGCGAGGATGCAGGACTTGAGAGCGCGTCACGGTGGCAATCCTTCAAAGAGTGGCCGCACTTTGATTTCCCGAAATGGCGAGAGCTGAAGAAATGAACACGGTCCTCCGTTACCTCTGGCGTCGTCGCACGACCCTTGTCGGCTATCTCGGTGCCACCCTCAGCATCCTCGCGGTCGCCGATGATGTTTTCAGCCCGATCACGCTGAAGTATATGCTGCTCGGGAGCACCCTACTGACCGCGCTGATAGGTCACCACAATAATCTGCGCATGCGCCGCAGCGGCACGGCGGACTGATGTGGCTGCTCGCACTGAAGCGCTTCTGGCCGTACCTCGCCATTGGCGCTGCGCTCGTATTCGCCGGGTGGCGGATCTATGCAGCCGGGGAAGCGGCAGCAGATGCGCGCTGGCAGCCGAAGTTCGCGGCCGCGGAGATTGCGAAGGCTGCAGCCGATGCTCGCGCGGAAGCGAAGGAGGAGCTTGCAGCGAGGCTTTCGAGGGAGTCCGATGAACGCTACGCACAGACCGTTTTCCGCCTCAACGAGCGCGCTGCTGACACTCAGCGCAGTATTGACCGCCTCGTGCGCGACATCGCCGCCGCCGGCCGTCGCGAAGTGCCCACAGATGGCTCCCCCGCCCGCAGCACTGATGCAGCCACCGAAGGCGACGAACGCCTTGCAGGAGCAGCAGCAAGCCTTGGAGGAGTTGCTACGCGCTGTGAGTCAGACGCGCTCCAGCTCGCCGAGCTCCAGAGATGGGTCGCCGGTCAGTCCGCCGCGCTGAGTGACTGAAGGGCCGCCGTTGCCTCTGCCATCGTCCTGAATGGTCTGTCGGCTGAACCGTCAGCGACATACTCCGGCGGATCGGCAGGGTCTTCAGGAAGCCGCGGACACACATGTACAGCCGGGGGAAGAGGCTCGCGCGGTCGAGGTGGGTCCATCTCGTCGATCAGCCCGCTTGGGACGTGCGTAACCTTCACATTTCCAGAGAAGTCCCAGTCGAACTTCAGGTAGCCGATACCGTGCTCCATCACATGTACCGCGAGAATGTCGAGGACTTCCCGCGGAATCGCGGGGATAGCTGGCAGGTCTCGATCTTCGTCGTCGATCATGGTTTTCTCCGCGGTCAGACATCGCTGCCAATTATCATGGCTGGATTCAGCGTGACGCCCTTCGCGTTCGCCTCTGCAGCCTGCTCTGGGGAAAGGTAGTTGTTGTGCCAGTTGCGCAAGATCTCGCCGTGCTCCCAGAACTTCGCAAGCGCAGAGACAGCGGCGCCATGCATGAATCCTGTGGCCGTGCCAGCTTGAAGGCTCGTTTCTTTGGCGCACAGGAGGATCGTGTTCGCGACCGGTGCGTCTGGCGCCGAGGCGATGTGCTCCTCCATGAGCATCGCCCAATTTTCGCCGTAGCTCACGATACTGGCGCCATAGTCGTCATCAGCGTTGATGCGCTTGTACTCGGCATACTCGGCCTCAAGGCCTGGAATGATCTTCATGTTTTCGATTCCTTGTTTTGATGGTCCCAGACGCGTATAGCACGATTACAAAGCACGCATACATGCCGAACCAGTTGTGGGTGTATGCGCAGACGACAGCCGTAATGGCCCAGATGAGTGTGGCTTTGTTCACGTGTCATCCTACGCTATGCGGTGAGCGCGGTAGCCATTGGCCGAGTGATGCGGTGGACCGGCGCACCCTCGTCCCGGAAGTGAACTTCAGCGATGTGGACGCGCTGATTGTCGGCCGCCTGCAGGGCTACCAGAAAGATCGGGAACGAGCTGCCGCCGCGCGCTCGTGCCCAAGCGCGGATGTAGTCGTCAGTGTCCCATGTTGCTGGGTATCGATCAGTCAGCACGTTCCGCTCCTCGACGCTGAGCGAGTAACCGAATCGCGTCGGCCACATCGGTCTTTCCATCTGCGTGGATACCGGCTTCGTTCAACGCCTCCCACGCACGGCCTAGGGCGGCTTTGTAGTTCTCGGCCTTGGAGTGCCACCACGAGACGCTGTTGCCGCGGTACTCCATCCTGTTCGCCAGATCGTCACAAGCCTGCAGAGCGGCGTCACGTTCCTCGATGGCTTGTCGAATCGCGTCTAAATCAGCCATGCTTTTCTCCGGTTCTCAACCCGCGTCGCTCGTCGCCATTGTCGCGACGAAGTCTCGCGATTGCGGCCGGCACGTCAGCCAGCAGTTTGTCGAGGCTCGGTCCGTACAGAGTCAGTCCCGGCACGGACGACTTGATGCAGATGCATCCAAGATCGTCTCTTTCGCTGATCGTCAGCGAGTAGTCGTCGGGCGGTGGCAATGCACCGAACATCTTTTCCGTCATGACTTTCCTTCCCCGGTTCTCAGAGTACGTCTAAGCCAGCGTCCCGCACCGCTTCAGCGATGGCCGTGGCATTCAGTTTGGTGCCGCACAGGATGCCTACGCCCTCTCGACGTCCGATAGACGAAAGGTGCGGCGGGCAATCGCTATCAGACCAGCGCTGCATCAGCTGGTTCTTCCAGTTGCGCCCCGCCTGCTGAATGAACCGATGCAACGCCATGAGTTCGTCGCTTGTCAGGCGCGCGATAGTCACGGCGTTTTCCTTTGTCACGACTCCGCTCCCCGGTTCGCAGCGCTGCACGTGCATGGGTGACCAGAGCATCCAGGCTCGTGGAAAGTACAATCTTTAAAGACTAATTCCTCGACGGGCACGAGGTCGCCAGCCGCGTTCACGCGCATGACCTCGCGGAGGTCCCCAGCAGGTTGCGTTCTCGGTTCGGCCTGCCGAGTCTCGGGCAGATCCAGCACCAGCACAGTTTCGCCGCTGGGTAGCGTTCTAGTTTTGAGCCCTGCAGGCACTGAGGGTAAGACAGAATCATTCTGTCGTGGTGAAGGCGAGTTTCCGTCAGCGACAAAAGACGGCCCGCCTGCAAAGTTACGGCATTCGCAACCCGCTACCCATGCGTCCCATCCATACTCGCTCTTGCCGAGCGTATACGGCGCCTTGCAGAAGGCGCAGCGAGGCGGGTTCGGTTCGCTCCCGCCTCGCAGATCGTCAATCGACGCGGTAGGGCACTGCGGGCAGAAACATCCCGGTCCGAGCTTCACGTTGTGCATGCATATCTCGGGCACCGTCGCCGTGACGCGAACCAAGCGCGCCGTGTTCACCGCGTTGTCCATTAGAGCAGCCTGCCTATCTCGGAGTTGCTCAGCAGAATTCGGCCCTCGCGAATCATGCACGCCTTGACCTCAAGGGTCGCTCGATCGTTGTACGGGTCCCAGACCATCACCGGCGTCGATGTGTCTTCAACCCTGCTGAGCTTGTCGATCAATTCTTGTACGGTCATAGACCCGCTCCTGAGTTAAGACCGAAGCCGCACGGCCGGATGATCCTTCTCGTGCTCGTCCACGAGCCACACGATCCCGGCCGACGCATTCCCGCGCCCTATAGCGCGCAGGCGCGCCGCGTAGCCCTTGGGCAGCGTCGTGGTGAACTTCTCGCGACCTCCCGGCAGCGAGGGCCTGCCGGGGCGCTTGGCGGCCTTACGCGTCATTCTGGCTGACCACCGGCTCGACGCCTTCGGAGTCCGCGCCGAGGTAGCAACCATCGGCGTCGAAGTAGTTGCGGAGCTGGTAGCCGCCATCGGTCGCGGTCTGCTCATCCGTCCAGCCCTCCAGGGTGAGGGTGCTGACATCGTACTTCTGGCCTTTGACGAGCTTCATTTTGTTCTCCCGGTCAGGACCATCCCGACCATGGGAAATAGATTAGCACGTACGAAACACGTACGCAACTATTTCGCACCCTGAGGCGGGTTTGGTTGAGTCTGTGAGTCCGTGTACGCGAACTCAATCCGCGTCACCACACTATCCGGCGTACAGCCCTTGTGCGATCGACAGAACATGTCGATGAAGCTCTCTGGCGTGTAGTCAGGAAAACCCTCGCGCACGCACTCGCGCTGGCCGTAGATCGGACTGTCCAGCAGCATCCGCAATGGCTCGTGCTGCACGCTGGTGACACGGATAGGCCCGCGCAGCCGCTGAATTTTCTCGCCGGGCTTCAGCCCCATCCCCTTCAGGACCGGCTGTATTAGCGTCCCAGGCTGCAGGGTGCGCCATCCCATGCGGCGAGTCACGGTCTTCGTGCCGGCCCGGACTTGGTCCGTCGTGAGCGCGAAGGACATGTTACGCATTGGCGCCGCCCTTCTCCGGGTCTCGGTGAATCCAGATGCTGGCGTCCTCGGTGACCATTTCCTCACGCACGCCACAAGGGCAGAATTCGTGCAGCGAGTGACGCACATCGAGCCGGCCGTCCGCCAGAAGCGGCGCGATGTGTACGCGGTTCTCATCGTCGCGGATCACGCCCCACTGACTCATGGCTTTGTTTCCTGTTCGCCGGCCACGATTGTGATCGTGACGCTCTGGCCAAGGAAGCGGCCGATGTTCTTCGTCTCCTCTTCGGTAAGCCCGGTAACCGCAACATCCTCTCCCTCGACTTGGGCAGAGAATCCGCGACCGCAATCGATGTTGCCCACGTCGATCACCTTTCCGCTGAGTATAATTGTCGCTTTCATCTCGGCTCCGAGTCCTGTGACCCTCGCGGCCTGTGCTCGCAAACCGCTGCGGTATCGAGCCCGGCAATCACCATCGCTCCGCAGTTGGGGCAGTGGTACATGCCGATAGGCTGGCCCTTGAGAGCGAGGCATTCATCGCGATGAGGGCAGCAGTCTTTCATTTCGGCTCCGCAGGCTGTGGTGAGTCGAACAGATCGGATGCAGCCTTGCCCTTGCGTCGAGTCTCGCGCGCGTTGCGCTGGTGGTGCTCGTGATCGTAGGCGAGGTGGCACTTCTGGCACCAGAAACGCAAGTTTTCGTCGCTGCAGTTCTCGGGCGTATGGTCGAGGTGCGCAGTTGTACATACGATGAGCACTGGCTTGAAGCCCATCGCTGCAATAGCATCGGTACTGAGAAGGGGTTGCTCGTACTTTCGATCCGGCAGCCCACATTCATGCCACTCGCCGCTGTCGTCACGGTAGATATAGCGACCGTTCGGAACGCCGCAGTTCTCGCACTTGTTGCCGGCTCGTGCCTGAATCCTGGCACGAATCTGCCACCAATCCTTCGGATAGCGAGTGCGGTTTTCAGCCTTGATCGGCATGCTTCTCGTCCTGTGGTGAAGTAGCTCCGATGAGCGAAAGCTGTCCCCGCCGGGCATCGGCCTTCGCGCGTCGTTGGAGCGCTGTGCGCTCCTTGTGGCAGGGGCAGCAGAGCAGGCGCAGGTTGGCAGGATCGTCGGTGCCGCCGTCCTCCACCGCTACGATGTGGTCCACCTCCCACGTTGCTTTGCGAATCACCGTGTAGGGCGCGTAGTCAGGTGCGACTCCGCGCTTCGCCACGTAGCTCGCTTCCCAGCGTCGATCCCCGCACATCCGGCAAACCTTGTCGCGCTCGATGATCTTGTTGCGGATGTGATTCCAGTCTCCGCGCTCGCGCCACTCTTCGACGCATTTCTTGCTGCACCAACTCTTTCGGCCCTTCGGGACTGGCTGGTCGCACCAACGGCATAGCGCACGGCCCTCGGCATCCTTTCGCCATCCCGGCAGATTGATCTGCCCGCGTTGACCGTAGGCGCGTTCAGCCACGATCCGCTCCCGTGGGGATCTGTGAGCGTTCGAGGATCACGAGTCCTCCCTTCGTTCGGCCGCACCGTCGCCAGCCGGCCGCGAGAAAGCAAAATCCAGGGTTCGTTGAGGCGATCTTCGCCGGGTCGACGTAGGTGTAATGCCGGCGATCAGGCCAGAGGCAATCAGCGATCTGATCCGCTTGGCGTATGAGATCCGAGCTGCGATGGCCCGACTCGTTGCGGAAGACCGCGCAGTTGACGCCGCTCTGCCCGCTGTCATCGACGAAGACGCGCCAGACGAAGAGAGCGTCGGCGCGCTCGGTACGGAGCACGACCTTTTCTCCTGGCCCGACGAATTGTCCGTTGTTCCGGGCGCGTCCGTCGGCGTACCGATAGCAGGAGTAGTGCCGCTCGTAGAGCTCGACGCAATCGAGGTCGCTGTCTTTGGTGAGCCACCACAGGGGCGCATCAGCCATGCTCCGGGTTCACGGTTTGAGCGCTCATCGGGAAATTCGCTCGCGAAGCTCGCCGCACCACCTGAGCGCGTCGTTCGCGTCACCGTCGGAAACGGCATGCTCGATCCTTGCAAGGACTTCCAGCACGTCCCGATACAGCAGAGTCGCCAGCGCACGCTCGGCGTATCGTCGCTCTTGGCCATGCTGGGCCTGATTGGCCCAGAAGGTTGCGCGCACGGTGCAGGTAAGCTCGTATTCCTCGTTGGCGTCGAGCGTGTACGGGCGAACGTTGCCGGTTTTCTTCGATTCAACCTCAACCGTTGCGGGTTTGCGCATGCTTATCGGCATCCGCATGCCGGTGGCGCGCTCCTCAAGCCTCGCGAAAATGTCTGTCACTTCTGCTGCTCCGGGTTTGCGCTGTGAGGACGGCGCTCGATCTCGTCCGCGAGCTTGCGCAGGTATTTCGCGAAGCTCTTGCCGGATCGTCCGCCCGCCTCACCGACGTACTCCCACACCATCGTGCCGTTCCAGTTGAACGACAGGTAGCAGGAACGGTCCGTCTGACACTGCAGCTCCACGCCAGTCTTGCGGTGGGTGTGCGACCAGAAAATTTCGGCTTTGCTAGCCATGCTTTTCTTCTTCTCCATTGTGAGCGCGCTTGCGCACCTCTTCGCGGTACATCTCGCGCGTGTCATCGTGTAGTTCACTCCACTCCGGCGAGCGATAGCCCATCGCGTTGCGGGTCCGCTCGAATAGCTCGCGGGACTCCCTCTCAAGGTCCACGACTCTCTCCTGAATCAAAATAAAATGCGGGGCGACGATGCTGGCGCCGGCCGGTGTCCGCGCATCCTCGCGCGGGTCGGATCACGAATATGACCGGGACGTCTCCCAGACTGTCGCGGCAACCAGCACCGTCCCGTGAATACCTCACGGACAGCCCCTTCTCTCGGGTGTTATCTGAATTCATGGCGCTACCTGCAGCGCCTTCACGCGCTCGACGCCCCTTCGGTAGCAGCGCAAAGTCATGCTGATGGACGAGTGTCCGAGCAGCCGCTGAGCGATCTCCGGCGTCTCGCACTTCGTCGCGCAGAGCGCGCGTATATCGTGGAAGGTGAAGCGAACTCCGCCGCGTTTGCAGTAGGCATTGATCGTCCGCTGCCACAGGGCGCGAAATCCTTCCGAGGTGTAACGCCCGCCACACGAGCGCGTGATCACGTACTCGCCGCGGTTCTTCAGTAGCCAGCACTTCCCGAAGATCCGTTTCAGGTCCGGCGTGATCTCGATAGCGAGACGCTTTCCGGTCTTGCCCTGCTGGAGGTTGACGTAGCCGTCCTTCAGGTCGGCCCATCTCAGCGAGAGCAAGTCCCCCTGTCGCTGGCCGAGACGCAAGGCCAGATCCATCATGAGCTGCACGCGCAGTGGAGCTCCGGAGCGCACAGCCTCGAACTCGTGCGGCTCGATCAACCGATCGCGAGGAGGTCGCTTCGGCCGCTTCACGTCGCGCAGGACGTTGTGATCCAGCAGGTACCAGAAGGACACAGCCTGGGTGAAAGCCGCCGACAGGACGGCGAGCTGCTTGCAGCGCTGCGTCTGGCCGCGTCGGCCGGTCCGCTCCTGGATGAACGGACCGAAGTCCTTCGGCTTGAGTGTCGTGGCGTCGAGCTCGCCGAAGCGTTCCTTCAGGTGCCCGATGTGCCGGATGTAATCCCGCTGGGTGCGGGGGGAGAGAAGGGGCACGCACTGGGCGTGGTATCGGTCGAGAATGCTGCCGACCGTGCAGGGGGTGTCTTGTGTTTGCACCCACCCCATTATTCACACGAAAGCTGAGCCGCCAATTCAGCGCGCGTGAGGCGCTCTCACTGTATGCGTACGCGTTTCGATATACAGCCGCACGTGATTGATCGTGTTGACACGCGATAGCACGTATTGTGATGTTCCGGGAGAGTCCAGAACTGACGTAAGTGGCTGTGCTACCGCATGAAATATCGAATCTTGTTTGTGTGCCTCGGCAGCAGATGCTCCACGTGGAACTGCCTGATTTAACAGGGGCCCTCCACAAACCCTCCACTATTTCTCCACGAACGCCGTTCATACAGTGACCTTGATTCGGACCCAGTCCGAGCCCCGGCCGTCGTGGTACATGGCGGTGGTCTCCGGGTCGTTGTGGCCGAGCAGCTCCTGCGTGTTGACCCCTCCCTGAGCCGAATACAGCCGCTCTGAGAGGCTCCGGATCTCATGGAATGTCGGGGCGGTCTTCTCACCCCACTCCAGCCCGAGGCCGGCTAGCGTCTCGGCAAAGCGCTTCGAGAGGCTGTCGATCCAGATGTGCCGGCCAATGGGGCTGTTGCCGCGCGCGACTGTTTGGTGGATGAGGTACTTGCTCACCACCCCGGTACGCCGACACTGGCTGAGCACGTCCCCGAGACTCATCCCGAAGCAGTCGAGCCGGAGCTCCATGGGAATGAAGATTCGGTGCGGGTTCGCCGCCTTCTCGGATTCCTGCACGCACCACCAGCCGCCATCATGGAAGTCTTTGAACTTCGCTGCGGCGATGTCTTCCCGGCGCTGGCCACTCACGAGCGCAAGGGCCATGGCGTTTCGAAGCCAGTCCAGGTCCGTGCGGTTGTAGAGCTGCATGAATAGCTCGAACGACAGGCGGGACCGCTTCACCTCCACGGCCACGCTCAGTTTCGTGTCGAGCACGGGGTTCTCGCCGACGAACCAGCCTTGCACGCGGGCCTCGCGGAACGAGTCACGCATGTAATTGCGCAGCGCCTGGGCCGTCCGGGCTTTGCCTTCGTCCCGCGCCAGTGCGTCGAGCCCCTGAGCAATGGTCAGGGCCGTGACGGACTGCAAGGGCGTCTCGGCCTTCAGCATCGTGACCATGCGCTTGCCGAGGCTCTTGTAGGTGCGCCGAGTGTTCGCGGCGAAGTCGGCCGCGCCGAGCAGTCCCTGATACTTCTCGTTCCACTTCACGACAGAGCGGTCAGACGTTCCAGTGATCTTGTCGATCAGGCGAGGTCGGCCAGAAAGCGAGGCGCAGTGAATGTTCGCCTCGACGGCCTGCGCGAAAGCCGCCGCACGATCCCGGCCGAGACCGTGCTCCACGCCATCGATCGGGCTGCGCCACGAGTAATACCCGCCGCGCTCGTACAGGTAGTCCGGCCACCCACGCTTGCGGTTACTGCGTTGCCGTGGACTCACGGATCACCCTTGCGATGTCTGAATGGCTGGTCACGTATTGGGCGTGCTCGTTCACGTAGTACGAGCGGCCGTGCTTCTTCGGAGCCGGGTATATCTTCCCCACGCGCGCCCAGCGCCGCAAGGTTCCCACGCACGGCGCATGCTCGCCGAACTTCGCGGTGGCCCAGGCATCCAGTGGTATCAGTCGCTCGCGCATGCTTTGGGTGCCATCTACTCTGTTAGCCGCGGCAATCAGCCTTGAGGCTGGTCCGCCAGATGCGGTCGAGCTGCTCGCGGCTCGTGATCCATGAAGGCGCCTCGCCGTACATGACCCGGCCGCCGACGTAGCAGAAAAAGTAGAATCGTCGTTTCACTTCGCTTCCTCGCTCACCGGTGGGTACGCGATGATTCGATCTCGTACCTGCCCCGGTCCTTTGTCGGGCTGTTGATAAATCGACACGGGTCGAATCAGGACGAGTCTTCCGTCAGTGAACTTGGCCTCGTACTCGAACCACCAGTCGTCGTCTGTGTACGTGTAGAAGTCGAGCAGGCCGTGAAACGGAACGGATTCCCCATCCTTCAGCAGATAGCCATCTGCAGTGATGGTGTAGCGGTCCATGTTGCAGTCGAAGTCCTTCGTCTGGAATGAAGTTCCAGGCGGCTTAGGATCGGCGGGCAACGGATGTTCGCAAGTGATGTCGTCAAACATGCCCATAGCTACTTACCCTGCGTGAGCAGGCCGCTCGTTGTCGTATGGCGTGTAGGTGCACGATCCGCCCTCGTGCAAGCACATCTCCGCGAGCGCCTGATCGCATTCAGGGTGCAGCTTGTTCCAGCTCGGGTCACCGTCGACCTTCACGAACTCTTTCGTGTAGTGCTCGCCTGGCTCGATCCACTGACCGCACCACGTACAGCGATGGCGCTTCTTGGCTTTGACCTGCCCGCTTGAAATGACTTCGACGCTCACGGCTTCGGGTTCCTTGTGGTATGAGAGCGTCCGTCGCGCGTCGATTTACTCGGATGCGCGAGCCATCCCTCACGGATGCGCGCCGCTAGATCGGCGCGGCCGCTACAAAAACGCCACGGACAGTCGCGGTTGGTTTCATGTTGCAGGCCACTCACGACTAACGCCTGCCCGGCGTGTACTGCGCCGGCATGTATCACAAAGCCTCGAAGCGCGAGAGCACGCGGCCGAGGTAGCTCGTTGCCCGCTCCAGAGCTTCGTGGGCATCGTTGAGCTGACCGGCAGCGTATGGGGGACGTGGCGCCTTCGAGCCATCGACGGCCGGGCTAAGCTTCGATGGCTCGGCTCCGAAGATGGATCAGCTATCTCGTGCAGACGAGTAGCGATGCCGTCGATCTCGTTGGCCTTGCCGCCGACGCGGTTGATCTGCTGCTCCAGTAGGCCCGACATGCGCGGTATGCCTGCTTCGGTCGCAGAGTCGATGATTCGATTACTTGCATAGTTCACTTGTCATTCACTCCTTCGTTGATGAAATAGGTACTTCCACATCGAGAGCGCGCCGGTACACGCAGCGTGAATCGTGCGTACGCGGATCGGTGTCCGTTGGGCCGCAGAAGCATGCCGCCTCAAGCAGCGCTTGCTTGAGGCGATCCCGCTCCTCCGCAATCAGCGCGATACGTACGTTGCGCCCGGCCGCGATGGCCTGCCAGCTCTCGCGCTCGGCACGCTCGCAGGCGGCGTCGGCGGCGAGGCGCTCGATTTCTCCGAGCAGCCAACGTCGATCCACAAATGCGCGGCCGCAGGCACCGAAGGCGGCCGGTATTCCAGCCGGGCCCTTGAACCATGTCTCGGCGCTCGCGGCATCACGAGCGCGGATGCTTTCCAGGTCAGTGGGGAGTAGTTCAGCCACGGCGCTTTCTCGCTTTCGCCGGCATCAACTTGCGCGCCGCCTGCATCTGCTCCCACAGGCCGTCGATGTTCATCAGTCCGCCTTTGTGGGCGTGCATGGTGTTGGGCATATCGCCGATGTACCCCTGAACCAGTTTCAGCACGCGCCTCACGGCGTTGTAGTGCTCGCGCGGCATGCTCACGGTGTCGGTGCAACTGTTAGTCACGGCAGCAGCTTCCGAGCGGCCCGCATGGATGCGAGATCATTCGCGTACTCGGGCGTAAAGCCCTTACCCTTCGGATCGAACGGCGCGCGAACGTCGTCGTAGACTTCCTCAACGACGTAACGAAGCGCGCCCTCAAATCCTTCGCGGTATGCGCGGGCCTCTTTCCGGAGACGTTCTATCTCGCGGGCGGCCTTATCGAGAGCGTCCTGAGCGTTCTCAACATCTCCGGAATACCATGGGCACTCCGTTGCCGCGATGTCGCGCAGCCGACTCACAAGATCAGTCGTCGGTGCGCCGTCCGGTGCGATTGACGGAGCATTCATCGCAGCGCCTCGGCTTTGTCTACCGCTGCGCGTGCTCGGGCGGCGATCTCTTCAGTGTGCTGAAGGCACTTGGCATCGGGCCACGCCTGATCAGAGGCTTGTAAGCCGCCCGCGACCCAGTCGCCCATTTCTTTCAGCGAGGCCAGCAGTGCGGCGTTCACGTCCGAAGCCAGATGATCTCAGCAGCAGTTGCGTACTCGTCATCGGTGACGTACGACTCCAGCTCACAGGCACGTGCGCGCTGCTCGAAGTCCAGACGCACTTTGCGAATCTCGATCGAACTCATCGCTTGATCTCCTCGCCACAGAATGGGCAGTAAGTCGCGACCATGATCGGCAGGCCGCCTCGTTTCCTCGGGCCAAGCCGCTTGGTCTTGATCTGGATGTCGCGCCGAACGTGATGTGTCACAGGGTGGAACATCGTGGCCAAGTCCAGCTCGGCGCCGTGCTCCACGAGCCCCTTGTTCGCGGTCGCTATGCAGTCACACATCGTTCGCCGCCTTTCTCATTTCCCCGTAGGTCACGTCCCAGCCGAACCAGAATTCCCAGTGCCGATAGAAGTCGTGGAGAGGCGGGTTGGTCATGAGAGCGCCTTTCCGCACATGGGGCAGAATGATGCGAACAGCCGCATCGATCTCGGCGCCTTGCCGGGCAATGGGCTAAGCGGGATGTAAAGGCGCTCACGCCATCGAGCCTTCTTTCCTTTCGTTTCAAGGACAGATGCGGTGTCGATCTGCTGATTGAAGTCAGCCAGCGTCTTGTTCGCCTTCTTGATGCAGCTACACATCTCCGTTCCTCCTGCCGCGTTGCTCTGTAGCCCTGACACGCACGTGGCGGCGGATATGCACGGTTCGCTTGCCCGGCACGATTAGCGCCATCGATACGTCCAACTCCACAGACCAGGCGCCGTTCGCTTGACGTACGGCGCGCACGGGAACAGCACGGCCAGTGAACTGAGGCTTCTCAACTGTCTCGCGCTCAACTGTCATGGCTAATCTCCGCTTCGGAACTCACCTCAATGAGTCCCGTGTTCAGTAGATACGCCTGCGTGCGCGCCATTCCTTCGAGCAGGGCAGTGCGGCCGTCCATGCCGTGCGTGTCGCAGTAGCTGTGGCATGACGAGCAGCCCCAGGCGCCGAGCAGGTCGTTCGCTTTCATCCCCATGCCGGTGAGACCGACCATGCGCAGGTGGCAGAGCACGGTGGTCTCCGCGTCGCCGTTGCAGACTCCAGGCATGCGGATCATGCAGGGCCTACCACGTGCCAGTTTTCTGAGATTCACCGATATACTCGTCGCCGAAGTGCTCACGGATCGCCAGGTCGAGAGACGGCCATAGCTCTTCCCATTCGCGGCCAGACAGCTTCGCGAAGGCAATCCGTTTAGGCACCCGGCATTCGTGGCCGTCTACCCACATCACGTCGTAATGCCCCGCTCGCACGCGAAGCTCGTGATCTATGCTCGATTCATCCCGTGCTGGATCTTGGTTCTCGCCGATCGTTCGGCAGATGCCGAAGTACATGCGGTGCCACTGCAGACTGCGCGGGCGAACGATCTCCACCTCGACGCATTCCCCGTCGCCAAGGCGCGCGATTGCCGCGCGCGAGTGATCGTCGGTCGGGATGAGACCGATCTTGTTCTCGCGACTGACCTTGGCGAACCAGAGCTTCACGGCCTCACCCACTTATACGTTTCGCCGCGCGCCATCTGCTCCATGGCGTTCGTCGTCATGCCCAGCGCACGCGACACCTCGCGCGGCTTCGGCATCCGCCGCCACGCCTCATACCAGCGGCGAACCAGCCGAACGGTCTCGGCGTCGTGTCTGGGCTTGCGGCCGACGTGGTTCATGCCGCTCTCCGCTTCGGCTGTACGGCTTCCATGAGGGTCGCCATCTCGCGCTCGAAGAGGTCCACGGCCTTACGCAAGCGCTCGATGAACGCATCGTCCCGCTGGACCCGCTTCACAAAAAGCGGCAGCTTCGGGCAGTAGGACACGAAATCGCACCATTCGCGTTCTGCCACCCAAAGCTGCCCCTGTATCTGCGCCATGTGCTCGTTCGGAACAGCATCTCCGAGCAGCACATCAAGGTGCAGGTGCGCCAGCTTCGTCTTGATTTCCAGCATGCCCACGTCGCCGATCAGTGAGTCCGGGCTACAGCCGACGTTGCCGTTCTTGATGAAGCCCACCGGCTGCGGCTCGACGTCGGCCTGGAATGCGTACATGTTGCGCGCGTCGGGCTCCTGATCGTGCCCGCGCTCCATGTGGTCGTTGACGTAGTGGTACATGGGATCGCCCGTCAGGCGCTCGCCCATGAGCTTGAGCATGTAGGTGCGGCGGGTCTTCGAGTCCCCGCCGCCCTTGCCCTGCATGAGCAGCGTGCCGAACTCCGACGCCGTGACGATACCGCGGCGGGCCGCGTACCACTCTTCGCTGCCCTGAGGCATGGTGAATACTTCAACCACGGCGCATTGCCTCCAGCGTCTTCACGACTGCGGAGTAGTTCGCCGCCGGGATCTCGGTCAGCGCGCCGACCTTCGCCCACGTGAGGAACTTCTTCTCGTCCTTCCCCAGCTCAGTCAGCAGCGCGCGGAGATTAGCGACCTGCTCCTCGCTGACGAATTCCTTCGATCCTTCGCCATCATTGTCCTCGTTCGTCAGGGCGATGTTGAAGATCAGCTTGGTCATGTAGCGCTGGCCGTAGCTCATCGTGGAGCCGAAGCCCTGCACGCCGGTCTTGTTCGGGTTGCCCTTGGGGCCGGTCAGGTCGAGCGGGATGTCGGCCTGATAGTTGCGGGAGTGCCCGCCTGTGTGGGAAACGAGGCACGTCTGGCGCGCGTGTCCGGGGAGGGGACAATCAGCCGTGCCGAACGACAGCGCGAAGCCGTGCCCCGTGTAAATCGGCCGTGCCACCTTGTCGAGCTGTTCGAGGTCGGCGTACCGCGCGCCTTTCTCCTCGTTCACCTTGTTGCGCAGGACGGCCGGAATTTCCTTCTGGCAGGCCGTCATGGCGGTGTTGAAGGCGACCTCAGCCTGACGTGCGGAGATGCGCTCGTGCATCTCCAGCAGCTTCGCCATCTTGTCGACATCGATGTTCGGATCGCTCGCAGCGCGGCTGATGACATCCACCAGATTCGCCGGCTGCGGCATACCAGGAAGTTCGTCCTGTCGGTTGATCACTGCGCTCATTTCGTCATCCTTCTCGGTGGCGGAAGAACCTTCCGCTTGTTGTCGTAGTGCTCGACGAGTCCGCCGAGGCAGAAGGCGCCGAGGATCAAGAGAACTTCGAGCGCCATGCGGTCGAGGTCATCCATGGTCCGCTCCTGTTTTCGTCTGTGACTCACCGTCCGCGAGGTCTACAGCCGTGACGCGGAAGCCGCATTCCTTGGCAAGCCGAGAAATCATCTCGACGTCGCTGAGTGGCGCTTTCGTTTCGCGCGGCGCTTCGGCTTTCAGAGAAGACTTCACGCGGAAGATCACGCGGCAGTCGAGACAGCGATGCATCTGGAACAGCGGCTCGCCGCCCTTCTGTTTCTCAGCCAGCACTTCGCTGCGCAGATGCCCGCACGGCTTTGGCTCGTCAGCGGCCTTGAAACGATCTTTCGCGGGCGTGCCCTGCGCGGACAATCGAAATCCGTGTGAGCAGGCCGGGCAAGTCACGATAGGATCCGCTTCCGTCTCGCTCTCAAAGCGTAGACACTCCATCGCCCGTGCAACCGATATGGCGTCGTCCCGAACAAGCGTCAGCAGCAGTTCCATCGCCGCGCGCTGGTCCTTCACTTCGAATCGGAACCCCCGATGCATGACCGCTATCGGGAAGCTGCCCTGCTCCTTTGAGGGAAGTACGTCGCTCATGCAATTGCCCATCCACTCGGAAACCAGTTGCGGCGGTGAAGCTCCCACGACTCCCAATCGTGCATCCGCGCTTTGCGCTTCTCTCGCTCGCGTTCGGCCATGCGGGCAGCGTCCGCACGATCAGCAGCGATGCTGTGTATCTCGCGAATCAGCTTCCATGTCTCGTACGCGCTGAGCGTGCGAGGCTGGCGGCAGAACCATTCGCCACCACTACTGACGTTGCTGGCCGGATACCAGCGGCAGCCGTGATGGCGGGTCTTCTCAACGATCCACGCGCCGCCCGCGCCGTTGAAGCCGCTGAACTCGACGTAGTACTCCCAGTGCTGGTCGGGTTGTCCGCTCAGTCCAGTCCAGCCCTCCGAGCGCTTCCAGTAGTAGTCCACGCCGGTTTCCAGGCTCGCCGTGATCTTCATGGCGCGACGTCCTTCAGTGCGGGAACCGGAGTGCGCGAGCACTTCGCAAGCAACGCCGCCTTGCCTTCCCGCAGATGCCCGATGCGGCGCTCATTCACCAGCTCGTTGCCTTTCACGTCGTACTCGAACAGCACGCCGTCGTGGCCGCGCCACGTGTAGAGATTCGCCTTAAGGTCGCGACGTGACGCGAACGCCTCCAGCACCGAAGCCTCGAACGTGTCGCCCATGGAGTCGGCGCGCCCGTCGTACAGAATCCACTGAAAGCACTGCTCATTGGCCGTGCTTCGGGAGTCATTGGTGAGCGGAGGTGCGTTCACAGGTTCTCCTCGATCCAATCGGCGATTTCGGAGAAGGTCTTGCCGCTGTCATTCAAGCCGGCGAGGCGCCGCTGTGTGGTGACCCACGTGTCCGGATTGTTCTTGCTGTACGGCAGGGTGTAATCGGGACTCCATTTCCCCATCACGTCGTCCTTCGCGAGGTCGGTAAGGTGTTCTTTGCCGAACACGTCATCCCTGTCGAAGTTGAGGACGGCGCACGCGAGTACCCCGAGGCAGCAATAGCAGCCGCTGTCGTCGAGTAGCGCGCCGCTGCCTTGCTGATAGTCCCCGCTACGCAAGGCCGCCAGCCACGGCCCTTTGATTGCGGTCGGCAACTTGATGCTTTCGTTTTCGTCAGTTACCGAAGTCACGAGATCGCCCACAAGATTGCGAGAATGACGAGAATCCAGAACAGCGCGAGTCCGCCCCACATGGTCGCGAACAAAACATTGTCCTGATCGGCTTTCGTGCTCATGCGTGCTCAACCTCCGCGTCAGTTCGGTCTTCCATCTCCATATCGCTGGCCGCCAGCTCCAGATCCCTTCGCACGAGGGGGGTCAATCGGAGCCGGCAGCCGGCGACCAGCGATAAGCCGATGGCCTCGTAGGCGCTCTTCGCCTGCAGCATCTGGACGAAGCTGTTGCGCGGATCGCGCAGGCACATGGCCACGCTCTCCGCGATGTCCACGGCGACCTCAGGCAGGGCGTCGTCGTATTCCCTGAGCGCGATGGCGAGCTGCTCGTCGCTCAGTCGAACGGCGTTCGCGCGGAAGCTCTCCGGCGCGCCCTGGTCGCGCACGATGTCGCGGAGCATTCGCTTGTAGTCGCTCATCCGAACACCGCCTTTTGCAGCTCAATGCGCGAATCGGTCGCGGCCTGCTGCGCGATCTCGTATTCCTCGTGAGTGCCGTGACTCAACGCCCAGTGCGCGTGGAAGTGCGCGCCGAGGCAGGCGTCCAGCAGCTCCGCGAACTGCTCGCGGGTCAGATCCGTGTTCATGACGTTTCCTTCTCATCCGAGAGCGGTTCGTTCTCTGCGATCTGTTCTTTCAGGTCGGCGATGGCGGCGACTTCAGTCGCGCCGAATCCGATCGGATGGCCAGCCTCGTAGTTGTCGAGCACTGCCTCCCAGTCGTAGTGACGGAAGGGGATCGGCTTCAGCCAGAACGATGTTCTGATCTCGGTGTGCCTGGTGAGCTCGTTCATGCGGCACACTCCTGCGCCGGGCTGGCCGTGCGTGCGATCGACAGCAGCAGGTCCCGGAAAGGCGCGGGCGTATGGATACGCGGCGTGCTGTCGGTGCCGCCTCCGCGCGCGCCGACCTCGCCGAGCCGCTTCGCGCGCTTGAGGCCCATGCGCTCGATCACAGCAGGATCAAGGCGCGGCTCGCTCGTTCCCCAATCCAGCTCAGGCAGCGAGCATCCGACCGCGTAGAGCAACGTGGGCTTGCGTGCGTAGTGACCATATCGGCCCTGCTCAACGCAGCAGGTCCATCCGCCGTGCATGTCTGCGGCGATCCAGCGGCCGTCACGAGAGGGAACGTTCAAGCCGAAGTGCGGCCACGCATGCGAGCCCCACGGATGTTCGAGAACGCCGCCCCATGTGCGCACGGCATTTAGCGCCGCGGCGAAACATCCGCCGTCGTCGCCCTTCACCTTGCGTACGCCGGTGAGCTTTACGGTGAGCGGCTGGCCGAACCACATCTTTCCCCAGCGCTGGCAGGGCGGGTGCGCGACTACCGGGAAAGGGCCGGCGTACTTGCGCGCGTCTCGCGTGATGTCCCACGCATCGACGCCTTCGAGACCGAAGTACACGCCGCCGGTCGCGACGAAAAGCGCGCTCACTTCTACTGAGCGGAGTGTCATGCGACCTCCACGAACTGAAAGTCCGGCTTCGGTCCGGTGAAGCGAAGGAGCTTCGTGGACCGCGTCTTGGCGTTCTGCTCGATGACCCAACGGCGGCCCGCTCGCATCTCGACTGGCTTCACGCCCTTGATCAGAAGGCTTTGCGTGTAGACGGCATCGACACGGACATGACGCTCATAGCCGCAAGAGGTGTCCTTCCAAATGTCGCCAACCTGCGGGGCGCGCGACGCGCCGATGCTCTGTGAGCGCGTCACGACTGACCCGCCTCTTGAAGAGCCTTCGCATTCCACTTCGCGCACTGCCCGAGAATCCAATACTTCGCGGTTTCGGTAAGCTCGTAGCGACCATGCGGACCGGTCTGCGCGATGAGCGACAGCTCCGCGAGCTTCGCGAGATGCGGACCGCTCCTGATCGACTGGTAATCACCGTTTCCGATCTTGAGAAGCGCGTCGGTCTGAGCGACGGACAGCCCCTCGAACTGCGTTGCGGCGCTCCTCGCCTCAACGCGGAGCCCCGCTTCGTTCGTCTGGTTCACGAGCGCGCCTCCGCAAGGACTGCATCGACTCGCGCCTGCAGGTCAGGGGAGACCCAGAATTCAGCCCCGTGCCTGTCTGCTATATGCTTGGCCTGACGAATATCTCGGTCCGAGACGATGTCCTTCGAAAAGCACATATCCCCGATGTGGAGCCGGATCGCGTCATAGCTGCGCGAGGTGGTGTGGGAGCGAGTGATCTGGACGATCAGCTCCTTCGGCGCGAAGGCTTCGCTCATCGCCTCCTCAGATGAAAGCCGGCTCACGACCGCGCCTCGTGCTGCGCAAGCTCGTCCATCCATGCCATGTGACTGGCGCGGCCTTCGAGGATCTCTCGATCTTCAGCCGTCCAGTGCGCGTGCAGGGAGCCGTCCTCGCAGCAGAACAGGCTCAGGCGAACCCATGCCGCGGCCAATCGCTCGTCGTTCGTCTGGTTGCTCGCCATTCCCGTCTCCCGCTGGCCGGTGCGTCGGCCTGATGGGAGCGACTGTAAGCCATGACATACGAGCTGTCAAGCATGGCATACAGCGAACGTGAGATAGTCTCGACGTAAGTCGCAGCACGGCAGAAAATACAGGATTGGCCGCTCGGATGGGATTCGACGGCAAAAGAAGGCGAAACAGCCCTCACGAGCGAGGATTTACGTGAGGGCGAAGAGGCCCGAAATGAGGTACAGGGTTGTAGGCGGGGTCAGAATCGCCAGCTCAGATAACGTCATCTGGCTGGATATGCGCGGGCTTCGCGATCAGGTCTTGCGTCGGCGTGCGGGTAGTGCTTGGAATCGACTAGAGGGCGCGGTATCGCGCCCAGACAGCACAGGGAAGCCGCCGCTCGGCTCTCTTGTGGCGCCGAATACCATATAGGCCGCGTCGCCGTCGAAAAGGACCTCGGCGAGCTTCATTAGGTGTCCAGGCTTGGGCTCACTGATGTCCCTGCACCATTGGCTGACCGTCATCCGAGAAACGCCGAGCACGCGGGCCAGCGCTGACTGGCTGAGGTTCTTCACCTCCATCTGACGCGTTACGCGCGCACCCATTGTCTCTGTGGTGGTCTCTGCCATGCCCGTAAAGGCTATGGCGCCACCCCCGCAGCCATAATTGACACTATCGTAAGTCATGGCATACAGTCCGCGCATGCGAAAAGCGGACGTGCTTGCCCATTTCGCCGACAACCAGTCGGCCGTTGCTCGCGCCATCGGCATCAAGCGGGCGTCTGTCAATCAGTGGGGCCCGGTCGTCCCGCTCGACAAGGCTCTTCGGCTGCAAGAGGCCACCAAGGAATCTGACCGCCCACTGCGGGTAGATCTTTCGCTCTACGAGGGAACGCCAGAGAAGGCCCTTGTCGATTTCGGCCGCTCCGCGGCTCGTTCTCGTCGTCACGTCAACGCCTGATTTAGTTCTTCTGGGGTCACGATGCCAAAAATCTCACCCGCACGGCCGCCGGTTTCACAAAAAGCGGCCAAGTCCCGATTACCGTTAAATCGCTTGCTTGAAGCGAAGGTGCTGAACAGCACTGGGCCGGCCCCGGAGGCCATGCGGAACACGTTGTTTCCGAAGCGACGGGCCAACTGATGCGCTTCGTTCGCTTCAGTCACAACATGAGGCCTGGCTAGTGCCGACTCCGAGGAAGTACGTCGGCCCTTGTGAGGCACACGCGGTTTTTACCCGCGCATGCAAGCACTGCTCGGCGTGGGCAGCTCGTATGCGTCGCTGCGGTGGCCCTCAGGTTCCTAGGGCAAAGCGACGTGGCACGACTGGCAAGACATGGACGATGAAACGTTCCTGGTCACGCCGTCGCCGTCTTCTTCGTCTCGATCCCGTGCGTAGAGCACGGTGGATCGCAGCGTTATCCGCCTGAAATGAAAAACGCCCCGTGGTGGAAGTCCATCGGGGCGTCTGGGGACGTGGTCGGCGCTCTTGGGAAAGCGCCTTAACTATGAACTTAGTTTGCTCGGACTTCAAGGTGGCGACCGGAATACGCGGACCTGCTGATCGGCGCGCTTAACGGAGCGGCGCGAGTTACCCCACCCGCCAGTGGGATAGCTGAGAACGGGCTGAAGTGGACCTAAGGGCTGTGCGGCCACGCTCAGGATGAGCATGCCGGACCGAGATATACCGGGCAGCGGGACGAGGCGGAAGGAAAAGCAATCGGAGTGCGTGGACCCTAGGCGTCCATGCGCGCTCCAGGATGAGGTTTGCCTTGCCGATTTGTCCTTGCGCAGGCGTGGTTAGAGAGCACCACAACGAGAGAGCTGATGGCTCGTGGGAGTTGGTTTGGAAATGTCAGGTATGTGGACGTCGGGAGGTTGCTCGATCTGGTCGTCGAGAGCCTGTTCCCACACGCCCAGCAGAGAGCACGGAATCGCGCTCCACAGAAAGCGTTCCGGATGCTCAAGCAATAGGTGAAGCATGCTGTCCATGATAGTTAACCACATCGTTAAGTATACTCGATGGGCCGCGTAACTCCACATGTGCCGCTCGGGCCTCGGGCTCCGCTTGCCGGAGATGCCGAGGTCTCGCAGATGATGGCGCGGCTTGCGGAGCGATCAGCAGGAAAAGTGCCTGTTGATGTGAAACCGAAGGAGCCCCTGCAGTGGCAGAAACCAGTGAAGACCGGCCAGCACGGACAGGGCTACATACTCAGCGAGTGCGGGACGTTCTCGGTCACCAAAGATATGCACGAACTTGGGTTCAATTACTCAGCCTGGGACTGGAGACCGAAGAAGCTCGGCAAACCAGCGGTGAATCTCGGCATCAAGCAGACGAAGGACGAAGCGATCGCGCTGTGTGAGGCGGCACGGTGACCCTGAATCGCTACGCCACTCGCCGCGACAAAGCGCAGCCGCCGATCATCAAGGCGCTGGAGTCCGTCGGCGCTGAAGTCTGGGTGATCGAGCATCCCGTCGATCTTCTCGTGCGCTTTCGCCAGCAGTGGCACCTGCTCGAAGTGAAGACCCCTCAGGGAAAGAAGGGCACAGCGAAGAGCGACAAGCGCCAACAGGCGCAGATCAATTTCATCGAATCAACCAAAACGCCGATAGTGAAAACACCACTGGAGGCACTACAAGCAATCGGAGCTTTCGTTCAACCATGAAAACCTTGCTCGCGCTTCTCCTGCTCGCACCCGGCGGTGAAATCCCCGGCAAGCCAGATACGCCATCGGCAATCTCCATCTCCACATCGGACGCCGACAGCCGCTCGGAGTCCGCAGCGAACGCCATCGCGCATGGCGGCTTGGCCACGTCGTCGCAGAACCAGACGCAGTCGGCCAACGCAGCTTCCACCGCGACGAACGCCGGCAACGCGCAGAGCGTGAACATCGACCAGCGGGATCGCCTGCAGGCGCCGGCCACGCACGCTCCAGCGGTCTACGCGAGCGGATCGTGCGCATACGGCTGGAGTGCCGCGATCAGCGTTCCGGGCGGTTCGGTAGGCGGCGGCAGGGCGAAGCCCGACCCAGCCTGCGACCTGCGCGAGATCGTGCGAATTCTGACGCCGCTGAATCCGTACCTCGCACTCAAGGTCGCGTGTACCGACCCGAGCGTGAAGGAAGTCGCCGGCCCGAGCGATTGCGTCTATCAGGCAACCGTCGTCGCAACCCCGGTACCGCCGGACCTCACCCAGTACGTGAAGCGTGACGAGGTAGTGGAGATTCTCCGCGAGCGCGACAAGCGCATCTTCGAGAAGGCGGTGGCGAAGTAAATGACCCGCTGCCAGTGCCGCATGAGGGGCTGCCATCGCAAGGTCCGCGTGAAGTACCTCGGTCTGTGCCACATGCACTCGATGCGGTACTACCGACACGGTGACCCGCTGGGTGAGACTGCCGCCGGGGTCGAAGATTTCGATTCATACGTCACGCCGAGGGCTTTCTCTTGCGAAGCGAAGGAATTTCTATGAGTGCGGTGAGAGCCTCTGATTGGGATTACGTAGAAGTGGATGTACCGAAGCCGAAGCCAGAGGTGTCGGTTGTCGCAGTGACCTCGGCGATAGCTGTGAAACGAGGCATTGGAGACGGTCCGTTTGATACGGCGCGTAAGGCCGTGCAGTTTCTCGTCACCATGGATGGAGTGCCGCGCAGGCCCATGTCGAGCCGGATGTTGGACAGGAGTATCGGGCCTGGCGAGTTCGGTGGCCTCGACGGTGCGGCGCAGGCTGGCATGATCCTGTATCACATCGAGCGGCTAGGGCGGTTGCGCGCGGCGATTGTGGTTGCAAGCTGCGCACCGCGCGTGATCCAGTGTCGGTGCAAACGAGCATGCTGCTCGGGCCGAAAGCTCAGTCCGTACTGGCATGATGCTATCCACGTCATCGCGGAGGCTGCGCTGGAAGCCCTTCCTGAGAAGAGCCTGACGAACTACGCGCTTCGCTCGTACATCGTCGTGAAAATCTATGGCGGCAAGGCGATCACGTTCAAGGCGATCGCCGACGAGTTGATGCTGGACGAGGAGACGGTCAGCCGGCATCACAGGGTCATCCGAACATGGCTTCAGGGCGCGAGAGCAAAGAAACATTCTGACCCGGTGGTCGGGCAAGAATCTCTCGCATGGCAGGACGCTGAATCAATTCTGTGGGAGGCCGGAATTGTTCGTGGAGCTTGATGCCGATTTCGGACCGGCATAGACTCCCAAATTAGATACCCTCCCAGAGCTGTCTCTGAAGATTTCCAACAGGCCCGCCTCGTGCGGGCCTTTCGTTTTTCCGGAGCCCCAACATGCTCGACCGCATGCGCCTCGGCGCACTGTGGGCGCTCGTTTATGCGTCCACGATTCTCGGCTGCGCCTTTATTTACGGGCCAGCCTACGCGCAGACCACAGACCTGATCGTCTCGTGGAATGCTGTGACGGCGGATACCGCGGGAGTCGCTTTGCCGGCCGGCACGGTGACGTACCGCGTGCTGCAGTCGACGAATGGCGCCGAGTTCCGACAGGTTGGCGAGGTCACGCAGCCGCAGTTCACTCGCCGTGCGGTGCCCACCGGCACTCACTGTTTCCGCGTCGTATCGGTGTTCACGCCGAGCACGCCTGACGGTACTGAGTGGGAGCCGGGCGATCAGTCTCCTCCTGGCTGCAACACCGGGCCGCCCGTGAGGCGCAAGGCCGGCGCGGTCGGTCAGCCCACCGTCGAGAGGTCGCCGTGATGCGTAGGATGCTCGCGCTCGCGGTGCTGCTGCCTCTTCCAGCGATCGCGCAAGTCAGCAGCACCCGTGTCACGGCCTACGACTGGCGCTGCGAGGACGCGAACGGCCAGCCCATCAGCAACCACCAGCGCGAAGGCGCGGCCATCGTCGCGTGCCTGAATGCGCCCAACGGTGCGTTCGTGCAGGGCGGACGATACAGGATCACGAAGCCGGCACCCGCGCCGACACCTTCGCCCACGCCAGCGCCTACTCCAGCGCCTACTCCCGCTCCGACCCCGACTCCTGCCCCGACGCCCACTCCTACGCCAGCACCGAGCCCGACTCCGACGCCTGTCCCAACGGCCTACACGCCGACGAAGTGGGCGACGCCTGACGGCTCCGCGACGAGCTCGTGCGCGCAGGCTGCACCTTGCAGCTTGACACGAGCGTTTGCCATCGCGGTGGCCGGCGATGACGTTCAGGTAGCGGGCGGCACCCATGTGGGTACCTGCACGGCGAACCGCTCTACACCTGCGTTTCGCCCGGCAAGCAGCGGCACGGCGGCGCGACCGATTCGCTTTTTCACGACCGGCACGGCGACTCTTCGCTGTGCCTCCGGCACGGGCCCGATCCTCGGCACGGTGGGCAACTCCTACATCGTGCTCGACGGCTTCACGGCTGACGAGAACCTGACGGAGAGCGTGTCCGACACGGGTCCCGTGACTATCTGGGGTTCGCGCTTCATCACGCTGCAGAACTCCACCGTGCGAGGCAAGACCATCTCGCGCATGGACAACCACACCGGTATTCGGCTTGAGGGTGCGCAGGACATTTACATCCTCGGCAACACCATCACCGGTGTTCGTGAAACCGGCGGGGCAGGCCAGAACACCGCCTGCATCATGGGCTACGACTCGGTGCGCGTGACGATCGAGGGCAACACCATCGGCGGCACTGCTGCTGCGGATCTTTGCGACGTGGGCATCTTTCCGAAGGGCTTCCACGGCGGGTCCAGTCCCGGACTTGATGCGTGGACGATTCGCCGGAACCGCATTCAGGGGCGATATGCGGGCCTGCACATCGGTGGGCTTGGGTCGCTGACGCCTTTCGGCAGCACTGCGTTCGCGCGATCAGTCATCTCCGACAACGTCATCACCTCGTCCATCCCGGGCAACGACGGCGGCGGCTGGGGAATTCTGCTTCGTAGCTACGATGCGATTTCGCCGCGCGCGATCACGTTCGCGAACAACACGATCGTCGCAACCAACGCCGCGATCATCGCAACGTCCGGCCCGAATCCAGCGGGCGCAGGCCAGACGGACCTCGAATTCCGCGACAACATCCTGCAGGGCGGGGTCATCGCGCTGAACTTTCACTGGACCGGCGCGCGCCCGAACGTCACGAGTCGCAACAATCTGCTGTGGGCACCAGCCATCGGTGCAACGGGGTTCATGTACACGGATGGAGCGCCGCGCGCATCACTCAGTCAGTGGCGCTCCCTGATGGGACTCGACGGCAACTCGCTGAACTTCGACCCGCGGCTGACGACGGATTACAAGCTGCCCGCCGGCTCGCAGGCACTTACCGGCTCCAGCACGGGCGGTGCGATCGGAGCGCGATAGCGCAGTGGCCGTTCTCATCCTGCGCTCCTCCGCATCTGCCGGAGCGAGTGCCCTCTTCCCGTGGGATGGCCAGAGCCCATGGCAGTACTGGGACCCGCTGCGTTCCGATGCGAGCCCAGGATCGGGAACCGAGGGCAGCCCCTACAACCTTGCGCAAGTCATGCAGATCAGCGGTGGCACGGGCCGCCGGATCGTGAAGGCTGTGCGGGGTGGCCAGAAAGCCTGCACCGGGACTTCCGTGAGCGGGTCGGACAAGCATCCGTATTACACGCCGGTCGCCTCTCACTCGGCCGGAAACGAAATCATCATCCAGGGGTACAGCACCGCGAGCAACGCGGCGAGCGGCGACCGAACGCGTATCGAGCGCACATCGGGTGCAGGAACTCCGTTTGGTTGCCACGATGTCACTGGCTGGTATTGGGACGGCATCTGGAACCTCGTAACTGCCAATCCGAATGCTGCAAATTCGGCAGAGTGTTCGCTCGTGGGATTCTGGGGCAGCAGCGGTTGCGGGCTGGTCCGTTCCTATCTCGACTCGCAGCAAGAGGTCTACGCGCCGAGCAACTACTCCTGCATCCACATCGAGGCATGCGACCACATCGAGATAGGCGACACCCGATGGGGCGGCATACAACAGCGTAACGCCACGTCCAACTGGGCCTCCAACAACGTTGGAATGATGATCTACGACTCGTCGTATCTCGACGTGCATCACGGCCTCGCCGAGTTGTGCCCGGCGGGAATCTGGGAGAAGGGGCAGCACGTCGACGGCACCGTTCACCATAACCGCTATCACCACATGCAATACCTCGATTGCGGCGCCGGTGCTTACTCAAGCTCTCCTATCCAGACGACGACCGACGCGGCAACGTGGATCTACCAGTCGATAGCGCGCAGGTGCCAGTACGGCTTCGGAATGAAGTCATATGCGAGCTCCGGCGAGGTCGAGCCGCGCGGGATCATCCTGGCGAACTTGCTGGCGGTGAAGGGGCAGAGCTGGACCGGCGATGACATCAATGGACCGGTCGGGTTTTTCTATCAGGACTCAGGCTCGGCAACGGGCGAGATGCAGTCGCCGCTTCGGGTCTACAACAGCATCGTGCGCGGTTGCGCATACGGGCAGTTCTCGTTCGGCCAGCCGTGGACTGGCGAATATGCCGAGATCGACGTCGACTACAACCACTACTACGACAACAGTGGCAGCAATGGCGGCATCGTGCAGGAGGGCGAGGGCGAGCCGACCCGCAGCCTCGCCACATGGCAGGGCTACGGAAACGATGCGAACGCACTGACCTCCGATCCGCAGATGGTGGACTACGCGAACGACGACTTCCGGCCGTCGAGCACAGCGTCTCCGGACTACAACTCCGGGCTCGACATCTTGAACCTGCGCGGCGGTGGCACGAGCGGCGCAATCAACCGTGGCCCGTACATCTCGACCGGCTTCACTGACCAGATAGGCAGGCGGAACTAGTGCGCCACGAAGAACACACACGTCCCGTCGTCGGCGTCCGCTCGCGGGATGTTGAGCAGGGCGCGCCCGGCCCAGTGCAGGACTGGCAGCGCAGCTCGCAGCACTGGATGGGTTTCGATCTCGCCCGCGTAGGCCACCCGGTCGATAGTGAATCCCGCGGCGGTCAGGAGCTCGCGGAGCAGCCAGTCCGGCAGCAGCGTTCGGTGCCCCGATCCGTGGTAGGCCTCCGGTCCGAAGTAGGACGGCGCGCCACGCATCAGGAACCGCAGTCGCGAGCGGATGTGGCCCGTGTGCGGGGTGGAGCAGATCAGCTTCCCGCCGGGTCGCAACAGGCGCTTGAAGTTGCGCAAGACCGCCATCGGATTCTCGACGTGCTCCAGCACTTCGAGGGCGATTACACCATCCATCGAGCCGGCGGCGGCCGGAAGCTCTGGAGCGCCTGCATCCCATGTCCGGGAACTTACATTGGCCGCGAATCCGGTCAGCTCGACATCGGTTGCCAAGACATCGAATCCCGCGTCAGCGAGTCGCGCAGAGAGCGCGCCCGAGCCGCAGCCGATATCGATAACAGATGCGCCAGCAGGAAGGTAGGACTCCGCAAGAGTTGTCCCGAACTCATGTACGCCCGGCGCTGCATGAATGGGTATCCCGAGGTAGTCGTTAGTCCCGCGAAAGCGGTGAGTCAGCACTTGCTCCATCGTTCCTCTCCTTGGAGTTGTTCTTCTTGCAGGCAGGATAACAGCGGTGGGACTGCGACAGTGCGAGGTTTAACAGAACCGTGACGCAGACCTTCTACGTCGACCCGACGCAGGGGACGAATGGGAGTGGAACGGTCGGCTCACCATTCAACTCCTGGTACAACGCCTGGGCGGGTACGGCCACGGCGTTCAATTCGGCCACCGAAGACTACGTCTACATCATGCTGGCGGGGCTCGACACTAACGCGGGCAACTCTGAGACGGATCGGGTCATCCTCGATCCGACCACGGCGAGCTCCACGCCACGTGCGCTGAGGTTCATCGCAAGCGGAGCGAATCGACAGACTGGAGTGAGGAGCACGGGCTATCGACTACCCGGCTTCAGAGCCCTCTGGAACACGGACAACACGAATGTCTCTCTTGAGATAATCGGTCTGTCGCTCGGTGGAGTCTCTGTCGATCGGACGGTGAATGTGATTGCGCTGGTGGACTCGTGCCTGCTGGCCGACTCTCCGGAGCACGGTGTCTATTGCGGCGGCGGCACGATTACGCTCAGAAACACCGCGGTCATCGCGTCGAATTTCGAGGGCGTCAAGGCCGAGAACAATAACGGCACCGGCACGATCACCGCGATCAACGTCACTGAGGCCGGCGCGAACAATGGTTGCACTGGCTTCCTTGGCAACATCACTGCAATCAACTGCTACTCGGCAGACAACGAGGGCGACGACTGGAACACCTCGGGATCGCGGACGAACTGCTACTCCGAGGACGGCACGCAGTCCACGTCGACCGCGGCTTACTCGACTTCGACGTTCGTATCCGTCACCGGCGGCTCTGAGAATCTGAAGCTCGCTGCCGCCTCTGCCCTCATAGGAGCAGGCGTTGGGCCGGGGTCTAACGGCAGCGTGCCGACGACCGACTTCGAGGGCGATGTACGGAGTGGGGCAACAACTGATGTTGGCTTTGATCAGCGAGCCGCGGCTGGCGGCGGAATATCCGTGGGATGGCTGAGGGCGGCGTGACATGCCTGTAACAGTAAATCATGCGTTGACGGCCACCACGCCGGATAACACGTCGTACGAGATCCGGCCCAGCCACTGGAACTCGGCGCATGCGTTCACACTGAACGCGACCGGCTCGGAGATTTCCGGGGCATTCTCGAACGCGAACGGCTTCTCGTTTGGCTTGAGCGCTGGCGCAATCACAGGCAGTCACAACGGGCTCACCACGGCGGCACAGTCGAATCATTCGCATGGAAACCCAACGCTTGCGCTGACGAACCTTTCAGGCACCACGGGAAGCGCATCGAGCGGACTGACGTTGTCGCTCTCTGCTGCCTCGCAGACGAATCAGAGCATCGGCCTATACGCCTCGTCTAACACGACTGGTCAGAGCTCCTCCAGCACAGTAGACGCAAGATCGCTCTCGTTCCGCGGCATCGGCATCGCAAGCGTTGGCATATCGGCCGGGCAGGTCTTGATCTCAGTGCCGTCGGCCGGCGGCTCGGTGAATTTCTCGGCCGGCACGACCAGCAACAACCTGAACGCTGTGACGTTCAGCAATTCGAACGGCATGTCATTCGGCCTGAACGGCTCTGTGATCACCGGCAGCTACACAACGCCCGATGTGGGCACGGTGAGCGCCGGCACGTCGATCGCGACGCTTGGCCAGATCATCCTGTCGGACTCCAACGGCCTGTCCTTCGGGGCTAACGGGAACACCATCACGGCAAGCTACGTGCCCTTTGGGGCGGGCATCTCGGGTGGTAACACGGCCGGAAATTCTGGAACTGTCTCGGGCCGTGTGTTCTTCGCGGGCGGCGCGAACATTACGCTCTCGGGCTCCAGCAATGGAGTATCCGAAACGATCAGCATTGTGGGCGGCGCTGGCGGCAGTATCAATCTGTCGGCCGGCACGACCAGCAACAACGTCACGAATTTCGTGCTAAGCAACTCGAACGGAGTTTCGTTCGGCCTGAATGGCTCGACGGTCACTGCGTCCCACAACGGGCTCACGAGCCAAAGCAATCAGGCGGCAAGCGCGGCCAACGGTTCGTTCGCGTTCCAGACGCTGAGCTTCTCGAACCTCAATGGCATCAGTTTCGGCACGAGCGCCGGTAGTGCGATCACCGCAAGCCACAATGCGTTGACGACCGCCAGAGCATCGAGCGATGCCATTGGCCTCAATACCGCGCAGACGAACGTCACGTGGACGGTGAATAGCTCTGGCCTGAGCATCAACGCCGGTGGTTACGCAGGCACGGCGAGCGGGTTCACTGGCGCGAATATCTCGGGTTCGATCACGCACAATACGCAGGGTCTTTCTCTCTCGCTGTCTGTAGCTGCTCCAGGAGCTGCCGCAGAGAACAACGCATTCAACCTGTTGGGCGCCAACACTGCGGGTAACACGACAGCGACAGGCTCAACGATCGGCCTGTCCGGGGTGAACCTCACGCTCTCCGGCACGAACGCAAGCCAGATCGTGTTCTCTGTACCAGCGGTATCCAGCTTGTCAGCGACGGGCCAGGTATCGATCAGCGTCAACGGCAGCACGATTAGTATCGGCGTGCCGGGCGGCACGCAGTCTTTCTGGTCCCCGTTCCCTGATGCGCAGACTACCGGTAGCCAGATAGGTCAAGGCTCTGTGTTTGTGCAGCCCATGGCGGGGCTTGGCGGGAATGTATCGCTGTCGCGATTCGATGTGCTCGCGTCCATGTCGATCAGCAGCAGCACCAATAGCTCGCATGCTGGCGCGCTCTCATTCGGTGTTGGCATCTACACGAGGACCGGATCGACGCTGTCGCTTGCGACCTCTGGCAGCCAAAGCTACCAGTGGACGAACACGAGCAACAACTCACTGGGTTCCCTGAGTGGGGTGCGTAGATTCTCGGTTCCGGTGGCGGCGAATATCACGGCTGGCGCTGATTACTGGATCGGTGTTTCGTCGCGCTCGGCGACTTCCAATGCGAACTGGTTCACTGCTTCAAATGTGCGTGCTTCTGCAGCGACGGATCTTATCCAGGGTCTCATTGGCGAAGCCTCCAATCAGACGAAGCAGGTCATTCCGGGGCATGGCCTGTGGAGCACTACGAGCACCGCACTCCCGTCATCGATTGCGCTCGGAGATATTAGAGGCCATGGCTCTGGTGTGGCGAACAATGGGCTTCCGGTGTTCGTGAACGGAGTGAACTTTACGGCATGAGCGCAGTAGAGTTGGTCACATCCGGGTACCACAACGGCGATCTTGCGCGCTCGACGGCGCGCGTTATCGAAACCGGGACATGGAAGCGCCAGCGCGTCATCGTGATCATGCCTGCAGCTGACACGATCCCCACGCGCGTGGCGCTTGCGCATTGGTCGCTGGCGTTTCCGCCGAATCAGTCGGTTCACCGGATGCTGGCGGTCGGCTGCGAGGTGGGCGATGCCTACTCGACTGCGATCTCGGAAATCGTCGCTCATCCCGAGCTTTCGCAGTGGGAGTACATCCTGACGATTGAGCACGACAATATGCCGCCTCCGGACGGCCTCGTGCGCCTGATCAAACGGATGGAGACTCATCCTGAGTACTCATGCATCGGTGGCCTGTACTGGTGCAAGGGCCCAGATGGATGCGCGCACATCTGGGGCGATCCCACCGACCCGGTGCTGAATTTCCGTCCACAGCCTCCGCGCGCAAATGAACTCGTCGAATGCTGCGGGACGAGCATGGGTTTCAATCTTTGGCGCATGAGCTTGTTCAAGGACGAGAGGCTGCGTCGTCCGTGGTTCAAGACGCTTGACGGCTCAGAAGGTATTGGTATTGGAACGCAGGATCTCTATTTCTGGGGCGATGCGCGCAAGTATGGCTACCGATGTGCCGTGGATTGCGGCGTACTCGTCGGTCACCATGATCACAGCGGCGCCTTTGGTGTGAAGGGGTTTACCTGGTGAGCGCAGCTCCTGAAACTGTATTGCCAGTCCGTATTGATCTCGGCGCCGGAAAGAATCCGAAGGCTGGGTTTGTCGGTGTGGATCGCATCGACTTCGGCAATGGAAACGTTATCTGCAACATCGGTACGGACCGCTGGCCGTGGGACGATTCCAGTGTCGACGAGGCGCATTCGGCGCATACGCTGGAGCACCTGACTAATTTTGAAGAGCGCTGGGAGCGCGTGCATTTCTTCAATGAGCTGCATCGCGTCCTCAAGCCAAGGGCGAAGTGCCAGCTCATCTTTCCGCACTGGGCGAGTAACCGCTACTACGGTGATCCCACGCACAAGGAGCCATTCAGTGAGATGGGTTTCTACTACCTGGATCGCGGCTGGCGAAAGAAAGAAGCCCCACACACCGACAACGAGTTCAACCCAAACGGTTACCTATGCGACTTTCTGGTCACATATGGGTACGCGCTTCACCCTCAGTTACTCGTACGCAATTCCGAATATCAGCAGCACGCCATGACGTTCTGGAAGGATTCCTGCCAGGACATCATCGCAACGCTTGAGGCGCGCAAGTGAGCGCTTTTCAGGCTGATGCATTTCAGATATTGGCTTACCAATACGATTTCGGCGGCGCGCCGATCCTGCTAGACCAGATACCCAATCTCTCAGCCGGTTTTGACACCGGTACGCACCAGTTCGATCTGTCCGACTACTTCTCTGGCGCCACAAGCTACGCAATCGATCCCGCTGTCGAGACTGGCTGGACGTTCAACACGTCCACCGGAGCGCTGGAGATCGACACGGACGATGAGGGCACATTTGGCCCGTACACGATCACAGCGACGAACGACGAAGGGAATACGGACGGCAACGCCTTCACGGTGAAGGTTGCCGTGTCTGCCGGGATGGCTTTCGGCCACTTCTACCCAGCTACATTCAGGATAGGGTTTTAATCCCATGGCCAATCAGGTCCGCGATTTCCTCAGCACAAAGTTCGAACGCTACAAGAGCGCAACCGGCACGAACGACAACGATGTTGTGATTCAGTCTGAAGACGTCTCGAAGTGGGACACTTTCCAGGTGATGAGCACGGCCGGCGCCTTGGACGTGTTCGTATCGCTGGACGGCACGAACTACACCACCGCGGCCGTCTCCCTGCAGGACATGGGTGCGACAACGTCCGATCCAGTCGTGGTCACCGCAGCCAATCGGCTGTACGGCTTCCGCGGCACGTACGCAAGGGTCCGGGTGCTCCAGAACGGAGCGACCGGTGTGGAGAACGCCTGCCTCATGTGCTCGAACATCTGATGCGCCCGACTGTTCAGTGGCAAGGCGACAACGCCAAGGAGATCGAGCGTTTCCTGAGCGCATTCGTCGTGCGCGCTGACCGGGACGGCGAGAACTGCCGCCTCATTGGCCTCAAGGGACTGAACATCGTGCTTGCGCCAGGCGACAGTGTTGTCGTGGAAGGCGAGCGACTCGGCGTGCTGCGTTCTGCCAAGACCGGCGAGCAGGATCCGGAAGTTACCTGGGAAGGCAGCAACCTTCAGGAAGTCGCGAACTTCATGAAGCGTTGGAAGGTTCGGCTTGAGGTCGTCGGCGTAGGTCTGTTCCTGTACAGCGGCCGTGAGCCGCCAATCGTCCTGAAGCCCGGCGACAAGCTCATCGAGCGCCACGGGAAGATCGTCATCAGCAAGGCCGGCAAGGACCATCAGGCCGAATGAGCAAGCTCACGCCTAAACAGCAGCGGTTCGTCGACGAGTATCTCGTTGATCTGAATGCGACGCAGGCTGCAATCCGTGCTGGGTACGCGCCGAAGAGCGCCTTTGTGCAGGGATCGCGGCTGCTAAGCCTTGCTAAGGTCGCCGAAGCGGTTTCGAAGGGACAGGCGAAGCGTCAGGAACGTACTCAGATCGACGCCGACTGGGTGCTTCAGCGGCTCGCGGTTGAGGCTGATGCGGATCTCGCGGACCTGTACGACGACAAGGGCTCACTCAAGCCTGTGAGCGAGTGGCCCATGATCTGGCGCAAGGGACTGGTGGCCGGGATCGAGACCAAGCAGGAATTCGAGGAAGTCGACGGCCGGAATGTGCCGGCTGGACTGGTTCACAAGGTCAAGCTGTCCGATCGAATTCGCCGGCTGGAACTGATCGGTAAGCATGTGGCGGTTGGCGCGTTCGCCGAGAAGCACGAGCACACTGGCAAAGACGGCGGCCCCATCGAGGTGAAAGACGTGAGCGACGAGGAAGTGGCCCGTCGCATGGCGTTCACGCTCGCCAAGGGCATGCCTGCGGCGAAGTCGAATTGAGCCTCTGGCCCGGCTGATAGGGCCTACAGCAGCGGACACGGACGCCGCACAAGCAGCGAGCAATCGCACAAGCATTCCCCCCTGAGTTTTGGAGTAAGTGAAATGGCATCCAGTGCGAATATTGGAGTCTTGACGTCCCTGCACGGTCGGGTGATTGGCCTGGACGCGGACGGGCGCATGACCACCCCTGCGGGCTACCTTTCCGGCCCCGGTATGTCGGCGGGTGCGGGCATCACCAGCGGCGTCGGCGCGGTGTATCGCTCCAGCGTCACGAAGTTCGGCCTCGGCATCATCCGAACGCAGATCTACATCGACCTGACGGGCCTCGCGTCGTCGACGACCGATCTCGACATCATCGGAGTGGGCGCGAGCGTTGCGCACATCGGCCGCGTGACCAGTGCGATCAACGGCGAGATCTTCGCCGGTCGCATGTCCTGCATCGAAGTTCCCGCCGGCGGCGCGGACGACATCGACCTGTATGCGGCAACGGAAGGCACGGGTGTGTTCGATGGCGGCATCGCAGCGCTCGTAGAAACCGCCCTTGTGACATCCGGCGGCGCATGGACCCGTCTGCCGAAGCTCTTTACCGCGCTGCCTGTTCCGGATGCGTACCTGTACCTCACGGGCGGCGAGGCTGGAACGGCTGCGACCTACACGGCGGGCAAGTTCCTCATCGAGCTTGACGGCCACGAGGTCATCTAAGGGACGAGATCGACGGTAGCTCGTGACGAACGGTCACTGAATGCAACTGGCTGAGGTTCTGGCGGCGTACAAGGCGCTGCCAGAACCAGATCGTGCGCAGCTGAAGCAGGACGCGCTGGCCGCGACCCGGCACATGCGATTTGTGCCGCTTCCTGGGCGGCAGACGCAGGCGTATCTGTCTCAGGCGGATATCACGTGCTTTGGAGGCCGGGCAGGCGTCGGCAAGTCTGGCCTGCTGGTCGGGCTCGCGCAGGAGCACGAGAGCAGCATCATCTTCCGGCGAGAGGCCGCGCAGACTGACGGCCTGGAGAAGTTCGGGAAAGAGATTTACGGGACCGACGGGTTCAACGGCTCCGATCTGGAATGGAGCTGGCCGAACAGCAGGAGCCTCAAGCTCGCCGGGCTGAAAGAGCCGGACGCGTGGCTCAAGCATGCAGGTCGTGCTCGTGACCTGATGGGCTTCGATGAGGCGGGCGAGTTCCTCGTCAGCCAGGTTGTGTCTCTGCTCGGATGGTTGCGCGGGAAACCCGGCCAGCGCTGCCGAATAGTGTTCGCAACGAATCCGCCGCGCACCGCGGAGGGCGCCTGGCTCATCGAGTGGTTCGCGCCATGGCTTGAGGCGAACCATCCGCGCAAGGCAAAGGCCGGGGAGCTGCGCTGGGCTTTCATGGACCCCGACCGCATGACGCCGGTTTGGGTCGACGGACCTGATGTCAGGCTCGACGGGCGCGAGGATGCGCCATTGTCGTTCACGTTCATTCCGGCCCAGCTCGAAGACAACCCTTTCAATGACACGCCTGAATACCGGGCTCGCCTGAACGCGCTTCCCGAGCCACTTCGAAGTCAGTTGCGCGATGGAATATTCGCGCTCGGTGGCGATGACGATGAGGCGCAGCTGATCCCGACGGCCTGGATCAAGGCGGCCATGGATCGCTGGAAGCCCAAACCGCCCGATGGCGTGCCGATGTGCGCAATCGGCGCTGACGTCGCGCAGGGCGGCGGTGACGAAAGCGCATGGGCGCCGCGTTACGACGGCTACTTCCCGCAGATCACCGTGATCCCGGGAGCACAGACGCCGGGCGGCGGCGAGATCGCGGGCAAGACCATCGCTCTGCGCAAGCACGGTGCCACGATCATCCTGGATGCCGGCGGCGGCTGGGGCGCGGATGCGTACGGAATTCTCCGTGGAGACAACCACCTTAGCGCGCAGGAATGCGTTGCGTACATGGGCGTCAAGCCTTCCGGCGCTCGCTCGCGCGACAACCTATTCAAGTTCACGAACCTGCGCACGCAGCTGCTGTGGCAGTTTCGCGAAGCGCTGGACCCTGAGCAGGTAGGCGGCTCACCCATCGACCTGCCGCCCGACAACGAGCTCCTCGCAGACCTTGCGGCCCCTCGATACGAGGTGGTGAACCGCGGGCACGAGGGTCAGTTCGTCAAGGCCGAATCGAAAGAGAGCGTAGTCGACCGCCTCAAGCGCTCGACCAACAAGGGCGATGCGGTCGTGATCTCGTGGTACGCCGGGGCCCGCGCAATAGCGCGCGCGCAGCCGAGATCGCTTGAGCACGGCGGTCGTGCAGTGCGTGGCATGCAGGTCGACTATGGCCACCGAAGACCGAACGGGATGCGAGGAAGGTAAATGGGCAAGTTGCGCAAGACCTGGAAGAAGACGGACCCGAGCCAGCTCCTCGTCCGCAAGGTCGTGGGCGATAAGAATTACGACACGCTGAGTCCGCTCGGCGCGCAGCAGGAGCAGCAATACGACCAGACGAAGGCAGCCGAGGCTGCGGCAGCGGAAGAGGCGGCGAAGCCGGCGATCCCTCTGCCTGACGAGGAAGAGCTCGCCCGCGTACGGCGCCGGCGCAATGCGCGCCGCGGCGGTGGCCGGGCGTCGACCGTGCTCAGCGACGAAGATCGTCTCGGTCCCTGATGGACTCGCGCGCAAAGGCGCTCATCGAGCAGGGCGATCAGCTCTTCTCCAAGCGCCTCACATTCCTGTCGCTGCTGCAGGAGATCGCGGACAACTTCTACCCGGAGCGGGCCGACTTTACGGTCAGCCGAACGCTGGGAGAGGATTTCGCCGCGAACCTCACGACCAGCTATCCGCTGCTCATGCGGCGCGAGCTGGGAAATTCATTCTCGGCAATGCTTCGCCGGCAGGACATGGAATGGTTCCGGATCACGGTCGACCGCGAGGAGCGCCTGGACAACGCCGGTCGGGAGTGGCTGGAGTGGGCGACCAGCGTCCAGCGGCGCGCGATGTACGACCGGCAGAGCCAGTTCGTGCGGGCGACGAAGGAGGGCGATCACGACTTCGCCGCGTTCGGTCAGTGCGTGATCTCGGAGGAGATCAACTACAGGGACACCGCGCTGCTGTATCGCTGCTGGCACCTGCGCGACCTCGTCTGGTGCGAAGCTCACGACGGATCGATCGGCGAGCGCCACCACAAGCTGAAGCCGTCGGTGCGCTGGCTCGCCAAGCAATTCGGCAAGGACAAGCTGCACCAGAACCTGCAGAACGCGCTCGACAAGAATCCGCTGCAGGAGGTCTGCTGCCGCCGCATCGTGATCCCGTCCGAGGATTACGGCGACGGAAAGTTCAGCCGCTTTCCGTGGGTGTCGATCTACGTCGACACCGACAACCAGTGCGTGATCGACGAGCGCGGCAGCCCGACGGGGGTCTACGTGATCCCGCGCTGGCAGACCGTCTCCGGCTCGCAGTACGCCTATTCTCCGGCAGTGGTGGCTGGCCTTCCGGACGCACGGCTCCTGCAGGCAATGACACTCACGCTCTTGGAAGCCGGCGAGATGGCGGTGCGCCCGCCGATGCTGGCCGTACAGGAGGCGATTGCCGGTGGGGTGAAGCTCTACGCGGGCGGCATCACTCAGGTGGACGCGGCGTATGACGAGCGCCTGGGTGAAGTGCTGCGGCCTGTGACGCAGGACATCCGCGCCCTTCCATGGGGCCTTGAGCTCTCCCGCGAAAAGCAGGAGATGCTCGCAAGCGCGTTCTACCTGAATAAGCTGCGCGCCATGCCGCCCAAAGAGGTGACCGCCTACGAGGCGAGCAAGTGGTGGCAGGACTGGATCCGCGAGGCTGTCCCGCTGTTCGAGCCGATGGAGAGCGAATACAACGGCGCCCTGTGCGATCAGACCTTTGAGGATCTGATGCGGGTGAACGCCTTCGGAGCATGGAAGGATATCCCGCAGAGCATTCGCGGCTCAGAGGTTCGCTTCAAGTTCCAGTCGCCATTGTCTGATGCGATCGATCGGCAGAAGGGCCAGAAGTTCGTCGAGGCCAAGGCGCTTATTACCGAGGCCACGCAACTCGACCCATCGACCACTGCGACCATCGATGCGCGAATCGCCTTGCGCGAGGCACTGTCTGGCATCGGAATTCCGGCGAAGTGGATGCGCGACGAGGAGGCGGTGGAGGCCCATGCGCAGCAGCTGGCGGCGCAGCAGCAGATGCAGCAGCAGGCCGCCGTCATTCAGCAGGGCGCCGAGACCGCGAAGACCGCGGGCGAGGCAGAGCAGGCGCTGAATGCCGCAGCCTAAGAAGCTCTTCGAGCCATGGGCGCCGCCGGTCGCAACGGCTGCTGAAGTAGCTGCGCTGAAGGCGTTAGCCGCCGGCACTGCATCTCCTGAGCAGCAACGGCGCAGTCTCGATTTCATCATCCAGCGCGTCGCCGGTACGTACGAGGAAGTGTATTGCCCGGGCGAGGGAGGCAATCGCGACACTGCCTACGCACTCGGCAAGCGCCGAGTGGGCACGTACATCGTTTCGCTGCTCAACGCGGACATCCGCAAGTTCAAGACCGACCAATCCCCCACCGAGCAATCTTAGGAGAATTCATGCCTGATCCAGTCGTCCCGGCCCCGGGAACAGACCCGGCCTCCCCGGGCGGTAGTCCGTCACCGACGCCTTCCCCCACGCCATCGCCGACCCCTTCACCGTCTCCCAGCCCTTCACCGAGTCCTTCGCCATCCCCCAGCCCGAGCCCTACGCCGTCACCAACAGCGAGTTGGCCGGAGAACTGGCGCAACATCTACGCAGGCGATGATTCGAAGAAGCTCCAGCGTCTGGAGCGGTTCACAGATCCGGCGAAGGCATTCGATGCGCTGATCGAGGCGCAGAACAAGATTCGCTCGGGCGAGATGGCAAAGCCGCTGGCGAAGGACGCGACGCCCGAGCAGGTGACGGAATGGCGCCAGGCGAATGGCATTCCGGAGAAGCCGGAAGCGTACTTCGAGAAGATGCCGGACGGGCTCGTGATCGGCAAAGACGATCAGCCGTTGTTCAGCGATTTTGCGCAGGAGATGCACAAGCTGAATGTCGCCCCGCCTGTCATGCATGCGGTGGCGAAGTGGTATTACGCGCTCGCGGACCGTGAATCGGCGGCGGTGGCGGAGTCGGACAAGCGTCAGGCCGCAGAGGCAACGCAGGCCCTGCGGGATGCATGGGGCAACGACTACAAGGGCAACATCGGTCAGGTGATGTCCTTCCTCGACGGCATGGGGAAGGAGATGAAGGCGCAATTCCTGGATGCGACGCTCCCGGATGGCCGGCGGCTCTTCAACAGCCCCGACGTCATCAAGTGGCTGGCAACGCAGGCGCGTGAAGTGAATCCGGCCGGCACGCTAATCCCGAACGCGGGCGAGAACCAGATGCAGTCGCTCGATACCGAGATCGCCGGCATCGAGAAGGTGATGCGCGAGAATCGCGCCGAGTACAACCGCAACGACAAGATGCAGGAGCGCTACCGGCAGTTGCTGGGGGCGCGGGAGAAACTGAAGTCACGCGCTGCGTGATAGTTGAACGATCGTTCAGTTAGTCGCATAATTGCTGCGACTGACGGCTAACCCGCAAGGCCCCGTCAGTCGCAGTTTGTCCGTAGCGAGGCCCCGCCCTCGTTGAGTCCGGCCCGGCGCAACGCCGCTAACCCGCGACCGACGTATCAGCGGCCATCCCGAGCGAAGGCGTTTTCAAAACCCTTTCCTTGGAGATAGCCGCAATGGCGGATACCGCATTTCAGATTCAATACCGGCAGGAGTTTATCGCTGGGTTCGAGCAGAACCAGTCCCTCCTGCGCGATTCGGTGACGACGGAAGCCGTCATCAAGGGCAACACGGCCACGTTCCTCGTGGCGGATTCGGGCGGCGCGGAAGCTACCACGCGTGGCGTGAACGGCCTCATTCCGGCCCGCTCGGACAACCTGACGCAGTCGAGCGCGACACTCGTCGAGTGGCACGATCTCGTTCGCAAGACGTCCTTCAACATCTTTGCGTCGCAGGGCAACCAGCGCGAGATCATGCAGAAGACGTCGATGGGCGTGGTCAATCGCAAGATCGACAGCGACATCATCACGGAGCTGAACACTGGCACCGTGAATACGGGCGCTGCAGTGACGGCCACGATCGGCCTCATCACGAAGGCGCAGGTCATCCTGCAGAACGCGGGTGTGCCGTGGGATTCGAACATCACCGCGCTCGTGACGCCTGCGTACATGGGGTACATGCGCCAGACCAAGGAGTTTTCGAGCGCCGAGTACATCGGCGGCAAGAAGCCCTGGGAGACGGGTGACCCGAACTGGCGCGACAAGCCGATCGCCTACTTCTGGCTCGGTCTCGTGTGGATCGTCCACCCGAACCTGCCCGGCAAGGCGACGAGCGCCGAGAAGTGCTTCGTCTATCACAAGTCAGCCATCGGCCACGCCGTCAACAAGGACGGCCTCAAGAGCCCGGTGGGCTACGACGAAGAGCAGGACTACAGCTGGGCGCGCTGCTCGATCGACATGGGCTCGAAGCTGCTCCAGAACAGCGGCGTGGTGGTGATGAACCACGACGGCTCTGCGCTGGTCGCGGGCTAAGGAGAATCGAACATGGCATACGAAACCACGAATCCGCCGCGCGTTATTGTCTCGGCCGGCATTGCTGGTCCCGCGATTTGGCTCTACCGCGACGGCGACGCGCACACCGACGTCGACGCGGCTGGCTACTTCACGAACGGCAAGCAGCTGGGCATGAAGGTGGGTGACATCCTGTACGTTCAGAACGACACGACGTACCTGATCACCATCCATTCGGTGCTTTCCTTCTCGACCAACGCGGCGACGATCACTCAGGCGGTTCTGGCCTGACGCTCGTCGCCCATCGACCGAAAGGGCCCGCCTCGTGCGGGCCTTTTCATTTTCATCACTCAGGAGACTGGCAATGACTCAGCTCGCAGCAAACGGTTTGAAAGAAGCGGCGTCCGTTCGGAACGTCTGGACCGTCACGCCGGAGTTCGGCATTCCCCATGAAGCTCTACTCAAGGACGGCTACTGGGCGCACGTATCCGCGAAGCTCCGCCCCGGCGACCACATCGAAGTGCTGGCCATCGACGGCAGCTACTTTGCGGAGCTTCTGGTGCTCGACGCCGGAAAGCTCTACGCGAAGGTTCGGTCGCTCCGTCACGTCAAGCTCGATGCGGTCGAGGTGCCGGAGAGCGAGCTGATGGTCGAGGGTCTCGAAGCGAAGTGGCAGGGGCCGGTCCTCAAGTGGTGCGTTCTGCGCGGCCCGGATCGACTCAAGGAAGGCATGGACAAGGCATCCGCGATTCAGTGGATGAAGAACCACGCAAAGGTGGCAGCGTAAATGGCTGACAAGCTGTCGGTGTACAACGGCGCGCTCCTCGCTCTCGGAGAGCGCAAGCTCGTCTCTGTGACCGAGAACCGCGCGTCACGCCGACGGCTTGACTCCGTGTGGGACGCCAATGGCGTGAAGTCGTGCCTGCAGGCGGGCTTCTGGAACTTCGCCATGCGCGCGTTGGAGCTGTCCTTCAGCCCATCGATCACTCCCGCCTTCGGCCTTCGATACGCATTCGATAAGCCCTCCGATTGGGTCCGCACGTGGCTCGTGTCGGGCGACGACCGGTTCACGGAAGAGCTGCGCGGATATGAGGACGAGGGTGCGTACTGGTATGCGGATCCGGACACGATCTGGGTGCGGTACGTGTCCAACGACTCGCAGCTTGGCGGCGACCTCTCGCTGTGGCCGGAGAACTTCACTCGCTACGTCGAGGGCTACTTCGCGTGGCGCATCTGCAAGTCGACGACCGGCAGCAACGGCGACAAGGACTCCCTCGGCGCTGAGATGGAGCGCTTGCTGAAGCGTGCGCGCGCCACGGATGCGATGGACGAAACGACCCGCTTTCCACCCGAGGGCAGCTGGTCGAAATCCAGGCGCGGCTGGGGCTCGCGTCGTGATCGCGGCAACCGTGGATCGCTGATCGGCTGATGCCCAAGCAGCACAACTCAGTCCTCGCGTTCAATCGAGGGCTGATCTCCCGCTTTGGCCTCGCGCGCCTGGATCTGAACCGGACGGCGATGTCCGCTGAGGTGATGACGAACTGGATGCCGCGGCTCCTCGGGTCGATGTCCCTGCGGCCCGGGTTCGAGCACATCGGCAACACGAACGATGACGTGCAGGCGAAGCTTCTGCCGTTCGTATTCGCAAGCGACGACACCGCTCAGCTGGAAGTGTCGACGAACGGCCTGCGGGTGCGCATCGATGACGAGCTCGTGACGCGCAACTCGGTCACGGATGCGATCACCAATGGCACTTTCGATGCCAACCTGACCGGCTGGACCGATGGAGACGAGGCAGGCGCCACGTCCGACTGGCTGGCCGGTGGCTACATGTCACTGCTGGGAGATGGCGCAGCCGCTGCCATCAGGACGCAGCAGGTCACCGCGTCGAATATCGGGACTGAGCGCGCCATCCGCATCGTCGTAACGCGTGGCCCGGTAACCCTGCGGGTGGGGTCCAGCGCCGGAGACGACGACTACATCTCCGAGACGACGCTCGGAACGGGCACGCACTCGCTCGCCTTTACGCCAAGCGGCGACTACCACATCCGGCTCCAGAGCCGGAGGACGTATACGACGCTCATCGACTCCGTGACTGTCGAGTCTGCAGGAACGATGGAAGTCCCCGTGCCATGGCTCGCGGCAGATCTGCCGCTACTTCGGCTGTCCCAGTCGGGCGACGTCGTGTATGTCGCGTGCTCTGGGAAGCAGCAGCGCAAGATCGAGCGCCGCGGCCCCCACTCTTGGTCGGTGGTTCTGTACGAGCCCGAGACCGGCCCGTTCCGCAACGTGAACAACTCGCCGATCACGCTCACGCCCAGCGGGTTGACCGGGGACATCACGGTTTCAGCTTCTGCTGCGCACTTCAAATCGACGAGCGTCGGTGCGCTCTACCGCATCCAGTCGACTGGCCAGACGGTTACAGCATCGATCAATGCCCAGGACACGTTCACGGGCGAGATCCGAGTCGCGGGCGTCGAAGGCCAGCGTGCGTTCGGCATCACCGTTGCTGGTGCGTTCACGGCCACCGTGACCTTGCAGTACTCGGTTGGCGAGCCCGGGAACTGGGTCGACGCCACGACGTACACGACGCCGCAGTCGATCAGCTACAACGACGATCTCGACAATCAGATCATCTACTATCGCATCGGTGTGAAGACGGGC